GATGGCGATGGCGATGGCGATGGCGATGGCGATGGCGATGGCTATGGCGATGGCGATGGCTATGGCGATGGCTCTGGCTATGGCTCTAAATCAAAAACCTTCACACCACCAGAAAAGCCAAACAAAGAATATCGAAAAGGTTTTTTAACAACTGAAATAGCTTCGTTTAAAACCTTTAATAAAAAACCTGTTTATTACGTTGACAATATACCGTGTATTTTCCTCTCTGTCGTAAACAATGTGGCTAAGGTTTTAGTAATCCGTGACGATTTTAGTACTCAAAAGCAATACATAGCTAAATCAAATGACTTGTTTGCACATGGTGAGACAAAAGAAAAGGCTATACAGGCGGTTAATGACAAGTTTTATGCTTCACTTTCATTCACAGAGAAAAAAGACGAGTTTTTAAAGCTGTTCAAAAAGGATGAGAAGTATCCTAACAAACTATTTTTTGACTGGCATCATTTTTTAACAGGTAGCTGTCATAGTGGAAGAATGATGTTTGTAGAATCACGTGGAATAGATTTAAGCGCAGAAATGACAACGCTTGACTTTCTTAAGTTAACTAAAAACGAGTATAACGGACAGGTTATAAAGGATCTTATTGATTGCTATTAACTATAGATCGGAGGCGATTAAACTCCCTCCGGTTATGTAATGTTAGTATTACCGGGTTCCAACTCCCGGATGTGAGATACAGAGGACACAAACAACGTAACTAATTAATAGGGATATGAATGTACTAAGTTTTTTTGACGGCATGAGCTGCGGAAGAATTGCTTTAGAAAGAGCCGGTATAAGGGTTGATAATTACTTTGCAGCTGAGATAGACAAATACGCAATAAAAGTATCTAAATATAACTATCCGGATATAATTCAGCTTGGAGACGTTTGTAATATAAAAGCTAATCAGCTGCCTAAAATAGACTTGTTTATGGGCGGTTCTCCTTGTCAAGGGTTTAGTTTTGCAGGCAGGCAATTGAATTTCAATGATCCCAGAAGCAAGCTATTTTTTGAGTATAACAGAGTTTTGAAAGAAATACTACTTTTAAATCCAGATGTTAAATTCCTTTTAGAAAATGTAGTAATGAAAAAAGAATATCAAAATGTGATTAGTTCATATTTAGGCGTTCAACCCATTATGATAAATTCTGCTCTAGTTTCTGCACAAAACAGAAAACGACTTTACTGGACTAACATATCTGGAATACAGCAACCTAATGATAAAGGTATAATACTAGAGAATATTTTACAGGAAGATATCTTTGATAGATTTTCAGTGACAAAAAATACTAATCCATCTGGTCGCGGAATGAATGGAGTTATTCATTTAATAAGTAATAAGGCTCCATGTTTGACGACTAATAAAGGAGAGGGCGTTAAAATAGGTGTATTAGAAAAAAAATCATTAACTCTTTGCGCTGGTTATGCTAACAATCCAAATCTAAACGACTATTTAGTTAAAAGGATCAAACAAATGGTTCCTGTTTTAGTAGGGCGTATAAACAGTTCTCAAGACGGTAAAATCGTATCCCCATTTGGAAAAAGCTACTGTCATACAGCTGGTAATGGGAATGTCCCCAAAGTAGCAATAGAACAAAGATCAAGAGGGAATAACAAAGGAGGTTTTCACTACAATAAAAGCCCTACATTAACGAGTAATTCATGGCAAGAAAACAATAAATTGACCAATGGTCTATATTACCGAAAGTTAACTCCTATTGAATGTGAGAGGCTGCAAACCATTCCTGATAACTATACTCAATGTGTATCCAATAGTCAACGATACAAGATGCTAGGCAATGGATGGACGATAGATGTGATTGTAGGCTTTTTTAAAAAACTTTCTAATGAACCTCAAAAAAGAAGTAAACAACTAGAGTTATTCTAACAATATTAACAACTAATATGGATAAGGAAATGAGCAGATGTAACGAATGGAATAGCGCATTACAGGGCTTTGGGTGGTATTTAGTGAAGCAAGGGTTTATCCTTGACATAAGAGGTATAAAGGGTAAATCAGACCGTTATTATGGCGTAGAATTGCACAAGATTATCAATAAGTATTGTAGGGTCAAAAAGATACAGGGAAGTTTTTCAACTAGGATTTTAAAAATGAACGAAGACTTCAAATCATTCAGAGAATGGGTAACTGAAAATAGACAAACATATTTAGCCAAATATTTAGATACCAGTGTATGAAAACAAGATTTATAGACACAGACAAAAGAATAGCCATATTGGTTATTACCGCAGGGTTGTTGCTCCTTGCTGTGCTTTTGATATGGCACCGGCCAATTGAACGCCAGGGATATTTCACAATCGAAAAGACAAGCGATAGCGAGTGGCAGGTAAGCCAGACTAATTACCCGGATACAACGATCAGAGATACCGTTTTAATTGACGGAATGGTATTGTATCCTACTACCCATTATTTAAGAGTTTTAAATTAAGGGATATGGAAAGTTTAATAGGAAAACAATATCTGTCACGAGATAACTCGTATTGCGAAAATCTAAGCAATGGCATAGACCGAATATTAGCCGGTACAGCTTGGCAAGATGCTCAAGTAACTACAATCATTTGCGAGCCATACGATGACGAAGTTTCATTTATGGACGTAAAGCACACTTACAAATTCGTCAATGTCCAAGATAGTAGGCGTGAACACCACAAAGTAACGTTTCATCCTCACGGAATTGTGACCGAAAGCAATACAGTTGAAAAGATGCTAAACGGTGATCAATTCAGAAATCCAAATGGAGATATGTTTTACTTCGATCATTTTTGATATATGGAAGAGATCTTAACAGCAATCGAAAAGCATCACCAAACGTCAATATATCTAATGATATTCATCATTTTATGTATAATACTATATAAACCTGAGAAAGAAAAATAGAAATATTTCTCATTTAACACAAAATATCTCATCTTTGCGGTACGATATCAACGCATTTGCAGGCAGTCGATAGAGTAAAGTACCAGTTATACAAAGATAATCCAGAAGGGTTAGCGAGTCATACAAACAATACATCAACCTAAAAAATCTGCCTGCAAGCGTTTATTTTCGATGTTATTGTTAGACCGCTAACCCTTTTACTTTGCAACTAAGACCTACATCATTAAGTAAATCAGCAATCATTAACATTGCTACCAATTACGGTAGGGATTATATGAATGCGTACTTATTTGTAAGGCAATTAGCAAATCAATACAAACACCCGATAATTTTAGATTATAAATCTCAGCTGAATAACATTAGGTTATCAATGGGGGTAAGGGACAAGAAATTCAGAGAACTAACAAATGAAGCTATCCGCAGCGGTTTAGTCAAAATAGAGGGAAAGCATTTAAGACTCCTTTCCTCCACTAAAGACAGAACATTCAAGACCAGCAAAAAGAACGATTACTATTCTACATCTAATCCGGCTCTTTTTAAAAACATGGTTTTAATATCATATCATTACCAAAAACAATACGCAATACTACGCAGCAATAAAGTTCAACCAGAAATAAGATTAAAGAACAGTGAACAGTATGCCACGTACAATTCAAATAACTACGCTATTACCCTATCTTGTAAGTCAGTTTCCAAACTTCTTCAACTTAACTCTACGTCCCAAGCTAAGAAAGCGATAGAGGACTTAACCAGAAGAAACCTAATTAAAGTCACCAAGCACATAGTTAGGATAACAAAAGAAGAATTTAACCTTGAACTATTATCCGGACGTAAAAACATACGCTACGATAAGGTTAATAAATCATGGTTTAAAATCGAAGCGTCAACATTTGAATTGAATTTTAACTTCAAAAGGATTACCTATTCTAAATTTGATCACCTACCACAGGAACAGCAAATAATGTATTTGTCACAAGGGTACACCGTAGATCAGATTAACAAGATTATAGTTTAGGTTTCCTTTTACATCTTATAGTATATTCTAAGCTAGAAATGGCAATTATAAACATATAATCAAAAAAAAGATGAAATACATCAAAGAAATAAAGTCTCAAAAATTTGAGGAAGCGTTAGGCTTAGATAAAAGCCAAGTAAAAAGATTGAAAAATGCAATAAGTAAAGCTTATGATCAGAATTGGCATTTAACGGGGCCAAATGTTGACCAGATTAACGCTTTCGTTGCTCCGTATATCAAAACTCAGGAAGAGGCATTTTATGCAGCTCAGGTTATTCTTTCAGACGTGTACGGGTCAGTCATTGAGAGAAATAAAAACGTGAATTAAATCAGCTTAAACCAACCAAAATAAACAGTATGAAATATGTATCAGAATTAAAAGTAGGTGAGGCTATTTGGTGCCACACTGGAAGCGAAGAGCGAAGGATACTAGCTTTAGCTAAAAACATTGCAAAGGTTCATTGTTACGATGATGAGGTAGCTGGTATGACCTCCTCCGTTTTGATTAAAGAAAGTGACGGTTCTTTTAGCCTGCACTCTTCAAATGAGCTAACTATAAATCGCTTATATTATAGCGATGTTCAAGTATTCACCTCAACAGCATTTGTATGAAAACTTTTCCAAACACCAGAATCGAACAGGATTGGCAACTGAATCAAGACCAACCTATGTACGAATATTTATTAAGGCAAAAGAAGGCTCAGGAGGCACGCGATAGAGCGGATATGATACTTTACCTATGGTTTATAGGAAAGTTGCTCTTGTGCGTCCTAATAGCGGTAGTTTTAGGTATTACCATAGCATCATTAATCTTCAATTGGTAATGAAACTGCTCATCTTCAAAATTTACATCCTGTTTGCATGTTGCTGTTTTTTGTACGGCCATGCATACGGGTATATGTTAGGCTATTTGATAGCCGGGTTATTCATCATTAAATATTACACAAAATGGCAGAAAAAGAGACAAAGTATGCGCAGGTAGTCGAGGACTTGAAAGAGCTGCGCAAGGATATGGAGTATACAGAGAGCCGTAGCCAAAGCAGGCAGGTCGCAATATTCCAGAGAAAGATGTTTGACCTCCGCAAGCAGGTGGACAGAATTATTGACGGACTCACTGTTACTAAAGAATAGGGATATGACAAAAGAAGAGTTTAAAATGAAAATGGAAGAATTGGTTAAGAATTTCGGTTCTTATTGGGATGTTGGCAAAGAAATCTATCCAAGTCAATTCCCTGATGAAATGAATGCAGCGGAATGGTTTGAGCAATTTACTATCTATTCAGAACAAAAATTGTAACATGGAACTCCACAACAAAATAACAATATCAAGGATTATTAAGAATGATCCCCAGCTAGGCTCAAACCTATTGAATGATAAATTCAAACAGGATGCTTTAAAACAATTGGCAGAGCAATCCAAACTAAGTGAATACTTTTTGGATATTAACTTTAGCCAGGTCAGGTCTATTATTTACGCTCAGGGGCTTTAATATGAATACTCACAAAAATATACTAGATGCTTGCTGTGGCAGTAGGATGTTTTGGTTTGATAAACACAATCCAAACGTATTATTTCAAGACATCCGAGAAGAAACACACACCTTATGTGATGATCGTATTTTGGAGATAAAACCGGATGTTATAGGGGATTTTAGAAATATGAAATTCGACGACAATAGTTTTAGAATGGTAGTATTTGATCCTCCACATCTCAATAAGTTAGGTAAATCATCGTGGATGGCTAAAAAATATGGAGTATTAAACTACCATTGGAGAGATGACTTGAAACAAGGCTTCGATGAATGTATGAGGGTATTGGAGCCTAATGGAGTCTTGATATTCAAATGGAACGAAATACAAATCAAACTTAATGATGTGTTGAGTATTATTCCTTATGAACCTTTGTTTGGTCACGTAACAGGTAAGCATGGTCGAACTATCTGGTTAGCATTTATCAAACATTAACGCACACACAAATGAAGAAAACTAAATCAGAAATAGAGTTAGCAATCTCAATAGGGGAGAACATACGCAGGGTAAGAACGCATCAGGCTATTTCGGTCAATGATATAGCCGAAATATTAAAGATAACTCGCGTAGCCTACGGTAACATAGAGAGTGGGAAGACGGATATCACATTAAGCAGGCTAATTAAGCTCTGTAAGATACTAGAAATCCCAGTCCATGAAATTGTACACCATGAGATGATACCTAGCTTAGATCAAGCCTTTGAGGACTTAACAAAGGAGCTTAGGTTAGCTCAAAAAACAATTATCAGTTTACAAAACAAGCTTCTTCGGAAAGAGGCTAGTGAAGACGAAAATTAATAGGGATATGGAAAGAGTTTTAAAACCGTTGGATTTAGTCAAGACACCACGCGGTAGTTTTGCTATCATTACAGAGCAAAATGACAATAGTTATTCAATCAGGTTTATAGGATCTTCCTATGGCGATAAAAACGCATGGTGGCAACAAAATGAAGGTCTTGAATATCTGGATAATTTACCCCGTGTTTTAGCAGTTAGTATGTGTCATCCTTTCGGGAATGGCAAAGGACAAGCGGAAGACGCTTTTAAATAAACATAGAAATGGAAAAGCAAGAGATTGAAAAATTAGCAAAGGAGTTTTGCGATAAACAGGGATTGGAGAATTTAACCAGAAGTAAAGATGGGTTGGTTTATGTCAAAAATATTGTTTCAGATTTTGCTGAACACCTGCTGGAAAAAGGGGTGCTTGTGGAGGCTAAATCTAGTGATGATATAACGCAATTAGCTGAAAGTACAAAAAAATTGATAGTCAAATTGTTTCCTCCTTTGGAATTTGGCGAAGATCCTGATGTATGTGAGTTGTACGAATCAGTTGAAGAACTTGAAAAGATGGCAACAGTTAGGGAAGGGAAGATTCAATTAACCCCTGCAAAGGTTATCAGCGATGAAAAGATTGAAGCCAAAGCAATTGAACTTGATACTGATTGGCGTTTCTATAGTGGTATTGGCATCAAAAACCATTTATTAAAAATGGCTAAATGGTATCGTGAACAATTAAACATGAAACCATGAAGAAGCTTGTTAACCTCACCCTAATCGTAGTAGCCCTCTACTGGTCTTACAAAGGCTACAAAAAGATAAGACAAGACATAGATAACGACTCTTGTCAATCGCATACTAACCCATCATTCAGTTGTCCAATTAAAAGTGGATCTTATTTTTAAACCTTAAAAAAATGAAAACTAATCCAAACGATAGTGCAAATGGTTTTGCAATACCCGGTGATGAAAAAGCAGGGTGGTTACCTGAAACAGTATCCGGTTTAACTAAGCGAGAATCATTCGAAATGGCCGCAATGCAAGGCTATATAACGAGCAACCCTACCGTATTGTACGATATAAATGAATTGGCTCATTTATCTAACTGGTCAGTGGTTACAGCTAATGCTTTAATCAAAGCTCTAAATGAAGAACAAAATGAAGAAGCAACCCCAAAATAAACTTGATCCTTTATCAGGGCAGTTTACACCGATAGCCAGGGAAAACACCAACCAAGAATTAACCTTCAACATCCTTCGTGTTGCGTATGCGGAACTAAAGCGCAGGAATAACATCTTGCTAACTGAAAACGCTAAACTCAGGGATGAAAACGAAAAACTTAAAGCAAATGGAAACAATAGTTATTAGTACAGCCTTGATACTCATAAGTATTATAGCGAGTGGATATATAGGTGTTGTCCTGTATAAATCACATAAGGAGTATAAAAAAGCAATAGACCAGTATGAACGCTCTGAACAGGTTTACGCCTTTAGAATGAAGATACTCCACTTATACGGTTGTGAAGCTATTGAAAGCTTACCTGAGTATCATGAAATGGTCGAAGACGGAAAAGAGCTGACAATGAAGAATTATTTGAATCCAGATAAAATTGTAAACCTAAATTAAAAGATTATGGACGGAAATTTAGCAATGGCTAATAGCCAACAGTACGACTCAGAAGCTGAGTTTAATGAAGCATATAAATCTTTTGTTGAATTTAAAGTGCAGCAATGCTTGTCGCTATCGTTTCAATTAGAAGGTTCAGTATTTAACTATAATCAGAACGTTCCTTGCGTTTCAGTTCATAGATGGAGTAAAACATCACCTGATGATTATGACTTCAACTACGAGGCTTATTTTGGCTCTAATGCACAAAGGCTACATCATATCGTAGTTCAGTTAGAAAAACAAATTGAAATAGATAAACAAGCAAAACAATGATAGACTTAAAAGATCTTAAGAAAGAGTATCCCGAAGCGGATTACTTAGACGGATGGGTTTATCCTTCAGAAGGAGACGACTATCCAATTGAATACGATGATGGGGGCGCGATACTAGTGGACAATGAAATTGAAAATTCACTGATGGACGAATATACCCTCGCTGTAGGCGTTGACAGCACCACAAGCATTAGAGAATACATTACCCATACATACGGGTCTTACAAGGAAGCATTTGACCTTATTTAATAACTAAAATCATGCACACAGAAACAGATTTATCACCAGCAATTATACTTCTTGAACGACACCTTATGACCATGTCATCCGCCGAGCAAATGCGTAATGTACATGGCTTAACACCAACTGAAATCAAGAATGATCAGAAAGTTTACGACAACCTAAAGAAGCCGTATGTGGAAGCAATCAGATTTTTAAAACAAATCACTAAGTAATAACAAAACACAAATTATATGAAAATTCAAATCAAATTAGCCGAAATAGAATATCAAATTACAGTAGAGCCTTCATGCTACAACACCGTTAGATTAGGGACAAGCGAAAAGGGTAAGCCTACTGAAAGTCTTATCGGGTACTTTACCAATATGTCCCAATCTATTAAGAAAATAGTTCAATTCCACATGTCGGAATTAGACGAAGTACTCACCCTCAAAGAATACGCTGATCGTATTGATGAAGCTCACAAAAGTGTAATTGAACAAGTAGACTTGTAATCATGGAAGACAAAAAAGAACAAGAGACAGGAGTAGCGACAACAGAAACTAAAGCACCTGTAGTTAAAATACCAAAATTCACTGATCTTATTAAAGAGGACAGAGAAGAAGAAGTATTTCAGAGAGATAGTTTGAACTGGCTGCTAAATCAACCTCCTCCAGAAAAATGGTTAAAAATAAATAAGTACGCTACAGGGCCAAAAGTAATCAATGCAGAAGGCCAAGAGATTCAAATGCCATATAGGTATTTACCTATTGAAAAAGTAGAGTTATTATTGACTCGTATATTTCAAGTTTGGTCTGTCGAAATACTGAGGGAAGGCACTATGTTTAATTCAGTATACTGTGCGGTTAGGGTTTACTACAGAGACCCTATTACAGGGGAGATGATGCATCAAGACGGGATAGGTGCTACAGATGTGCAAACTAAGGCAGGCAAGCCTGCAAGTGACCTCTCAGCTATTGTAGCGGGGGCTATACAAAAAGGATTGCCTGCTGCTAAGACCTATGCGGTGAAAGATGCTTGCGATCAAATTGGTAAGCTATTCGGCAAAGATTTAAACCGAGCTGATGCTATTGCTTTCACCATGGGTTATAACACCGGAGAGAAGACTATGGCAGAAACATTGGATGACAAGGTGGACACTCACGCTATACCTGCAGAGGTTGTTATTGCCATGCAGAAAGCAGAAAGTAAAAAGTCAGCCAATGAAGTTTACGCAGACCACCCGGAGTTACACGACATAGCCGAGTTCAAAGACTTAGTTAAGCAACGTCATGCAGAAATCGATCTATTAATCTTACAAAAGAAAGCAGAGGAGGCTAAGAATGGCAACCAATCCTAAATACGAACTATGGAATTATCCTGTAGATAACGTAATGGTTTATGGCGTATGGAATACCGATATGCAGGCTAAACAGTATGTCGCTGAATGGGGTGACGTTGTTGCTCCCGATAAGGCTACGGTTGAACTAAAAGTAATTGAACTTAATTCTAATCAGAATGGAAACAACGGAGATAAATAAAGAAGAACTTGAGTTCATTCAGCAACGCACTGATACATGGAAGAAGGAAAGGATAGGCCGTTTCACTGCTAGTGAGTTCGCTGATCTGATTGCAGACTGCAAAAGACAAATGACGACCGAAGAGTTAGCCAACAGGCCACCAAAGAGTACGGCTAAGACGATATCTGATCCGACCTTGCTATCTGAGGGAGCCTTAACTTTTGTGGAGACTGTAGCCGGGGAAATCATCACCGGAGAGTCTGCAGATGTTGACATTAGTACTAAAGAAATGGAATGGGGCATTCTACATGAGCCAATGGCCGTAAAGCTTTATGAAAAGGTAATGAACGTCAAGGTTCAAGAGGTAGGTAGCCTATCTTATGCACCGTTAAAGAAGTACGTATCCGGTTCTCCTGATGGTCTTATTGAAACAGATGGAGGGCTAGAAGTTAAGTGTCCGTTCAAGAACCATATTCATCTAAGAAACCTTCGCATGAAAACTTGGGAGGACTTGAAGAAGATTCGACCTAAGTATTATTGGCAATGTATAGGTGGGCTACTCATAACCGGGCGTAAGTATTGGGACTTTGTTTCATTCAGTCCTAACTTCCCAGGCGCATTACAATTAGGCATTGTGAGATTGCATTACGAAGATGTGCAAGAGGATATTCGACATCTTGCGATTAAATTAAAGTATTCGGTAAAAGAACTGGAACTAATTTTAGAGGAACTAAACTACGAGGAGGCTTTATAATGGTTTTAAGAATTATATGTGGCTTAGTTGGTCACAAAGAAAAGCTATATCATTTAGCTGAACGTGATTATTGCCTTTGGTGTTCAAGATGTGGTAAAGATATTAAAGCGGATGACAGCCAGATATGGAAGTTTCTTGAGGTCGGGAATATATACCAAACCAATTACAATGGATTCGCTAAGTGTATTCATGTAAACAAGGGTTTTAATAGGTTTGCAGATTTCGAAACAGTTACTCCTTTTGGAGATATCGGTAAAGGCTTAGGTAATCCTCGAACATGCAAACCGGAAGAAATAATAAGTTGGAAAAGAATATAATTTAACCATAAAATGGCAAAGCAAAAACAAGAAATAGAAGAAGCGGTAATCGTTACCGAACCTACCGCAATATTAGTAACTGATTTTAAGGCTCCTGTACTACCTAAATTGATTAACAAGGAACAAAGCATAGCGACAATAAAAGAGTCGCTTAAAACGTACGAAGATGTGGTTATTGACGGAACAAAGGACAAGGTTAACTATGCTTTGGTCGCAAAGGGCATGAAGGAGATGAAAGACTCTCGTTTAGCTTGGAAAAAAGCAGTGACTGAGAACCTTTCTCAACCCGTGATAGACTGGTTAGCCGAAACAAAGCTTGATATCTCTGCAATTGAAGATACGTTTAAGGAAGGTGAATCTCTTCTTCGCACTAAAAAGGAGGCAATAGACAACCTCAAAACAAAGGAGAAAGAAGAGGCTGAGGCAGCTAAGCTTAAAGTGATGACACAGCGTATCGAAACCATTGTCAACCTTGGCGGTAAAAGTGATGGCACTCGTTACCTATTCGACTATGACATTACCCTGTTTGTTTCCTTAGCCAACATGAAAGACTTGGACGAAAAGAAATGGCTCCCTGTTTTGAAGGAAATACAGGATGCTTGGCACTATGAGCAGAAACGGTTAGCTGATCAAAAGTTAATAGAAGAGCAACTGGCAGAGGCGAACGCGACTAAGGAGAAGGAGTTGAAAGATAAGCAGACCAAGCTTCGCATTAAGGAGCTTAATTTGAATGGATTTTTAGCGACAGACAGGGATGGTAATTTTTGGGAGCACACCAATGGACATATTGTTGCTGATGTTCAGATTAACGATTACACAGATGAAGAATGGGATCAGTTAATTGAAGGAGTGCAATTTGCAGAATCATTGGAGGATAACGAAGAAGAAGAAGAAGACCTTGACGACACCAGTTTAACATTGGCTCAAGATCAAGAGCTTAACGATGGCGTACCGCAAGGAACTTACAGTGGAGGTATAATCTTCCCAGAAGGGCACAAACACGCTACAGTAGCCGCTATCGACCACACAGCAGACAACAATGTTGATCTTCCTTTTGCAGATGATGAACCGGAAACAGAAGTTGACCTAGAAAATGGAGACTCAGTTCAATATACACTTGACTTCAATACAGGGTATCCATACGTTGAGTTTCCAAAAGGAAAAGGATTTATAGAACGTATATTCCTTCCACGATTTGCAGATTATGCTCATGAACTAACAGAATCTCAACAATTGGTTTTGGAAGGGGACATTGAAGGTGATCTTAAGTTTGTACTTATTAAAATAGGCTAGATAAAGTGATGGATGTCGGAATGGTAGACGATAAACCGGTTGGTATAAGGGTCTATATAAGGTGACTAAGTATCGAACTATGAAAACCCCTACGGTTGATGTTGATCAGCTTATCTTTTTAAGTATCACCGAAGCATAACATCATGTGGGTTCGAGTCCCACTCCATCACCTAAATTTAAACATCATGACACTTGATAAAGAAAAGAAGAAAGCTCAAGAGCCTGAACGAATGCTCTTTGCTAAAAAACAGATTGAATCTTTAGGTTACCTAGTTTTCCAGTTGGATCAAAACACCTTAATTTTTCAATACAACGATCACGACATTAAGTTCTATCCTTTTACAGGTTGGGCTACAGGCAAAACTATTAAAGATGGACGTGGACTAAATAACTTACTTAAACAAATAACCAATGAATAACATTCTTGTATTTGATACTGAAACCAACGGAAAGGCCAAGAACTTCAAAGCTCCCATGACCGATTTAAACAATTGGCCTAGAATTACTCAACTTGCTTATCAGTTATATGATAGGCAAGGAGTTCTTATTAAGAGTTTCCAATCTATCATTAAACCCGATGGATGGACTGTTCCTGTCGAACCTTTCTTTATCGAAAATAACATGAGTACAGAAAGATGCGAGGCTGAGGGTATTCTTTTCACGGAAGTATGTGATACTTTTTTGGAGGACTTTAGCTCCGCTTCTATTCTTGTCGCTCATAATGTACCTTTCGATAAAAATGTACTAGGTGCTGAGTTAATGAGGTACCAGCTAAAGCCAGTGCAAAAGAAATACGCGTGGATTTGCACTATGAGCGAATCTACTCAGTATTGTCAATTGCCTGGGCGTTATGGAGATTTCAAATGGCCTTCCCTTATTGAATTGTATACCATATTGTTTGAAAAGGATTTCTCCGGAGCGCATGATGCAATGGTCGATGTTAGTGCATGTGCTGAATCATTTTTTGAATTAGTAAAGAGAGGTGTTATTGTTTTACCGCAAGAAATATAATCATGAGTAAATTAGAGATAACAGAAGACTACTGGAAAGAACTTGACCCTTCATTATTCAATGATAATGTAAAACAGACACATTGTGACACAAGAGATTTTTATTGCACTTTTAATACTACAGACCTTTTTATTGTAAAAGACTTGTCTGTACTTTTAAAGTATAAAAATCAATTCTTCTTTACTATAGAAGAGGTATATGAACTTTTAAAAAGATTGTACATCGAAAGTGGTGGAAAAAATAAATGGCGTATGCTTTCTTTTAAGCATGATGGTAGCTGGTTTAAATATTTCCGAATATATAGAACTGATCACGGATATGTAGTAGGTACAAGCTTTAGGGAAAATCATAAGTTTTATAGAAAACCTTTCTTTGAAGGTGCCATTGTAGAACAAGAATATTTATCAGCACATTAATTATGGATCTATTTAGCCAATTCGCAAGCCAGTTCAAGCCGAAGGAGGAACCCAAGGCTGAACCAAAAGAAAAGACCACGCAAGAGATACGCGACCGTAATGATCGATATGAGGCGTATAGGAAGGCTTACAAGGAGCCAATTTCTATGAAAGCGTTCATAGCCTTAGAGGAAAGAGAAAATGCAGTAGAAGGTTTAGAATCAATGAGCCAATTTGAGAAGAAGCAACGTAGGCTTGCTGACAAACAAAGACTACCAACAGACATTGAAAAATTTGAGATAGTTATTGATTCTATTGATGAGCAAGGAAACGCCCTAACAGAGCGTATGGAACCAATTAAAGAACATATAGCTTTCCACCCTGCTATATCTCACGTTAATTGTTCGCCTAATATTACCCCCGAGACTGTTCAAGCCATCAATCAAATTGCAGAGAAGGTAATTGAGTATTCAAACATGCCAGAGGGCTTAAAAGACCTTCAAAAGCTAAACGGTATAAATAACCATGATGACTTGGTTGTTGAGCCCTTGCTCGATGAACCTGTAACCTTTGAACAGTTGGACGAACCAATTGTAAAAGAGAAAAAGATAAGGGTGTTCAAGAAAGACTTTCCTACACCTGAGCGTACACAAACGGTAAAGCAACGAGCGTATGTTGGCATTGATAACGGGGTGTCAGGATCAGTGGGAATTATCTATGAGGACGGAACTTACGAGTTCTTTGTTACTCCAGTTAAAAAGGAACAGGACTACACCAAAGCAAAAAAGCTAATCAATCGTGTACAGCCTTTGGAACTAGCTGAGTTATTTAAATACGTTGGTGAAGGATCAATGGTTATGATTGAACGTCCAATGATCAATTCTACAAGGTTTAATGCCTCTATGAGTGCAATACGCTGCTTTGAGGCGACTATTACCATTCTTGAAACGTTAGGACTACCCTATCAGGTAGAAGACTCTAAAGCCTGGCAAAAAGCCTTATTGCCAATAGGCATTAGCGGAGACGACTTAAAGAAAGCCTCGAAAGATGTTGGCAATCGCTTATTCCCAAATACTAAGTTAATTCTGCATCCTGATTGTGATGGGATGTTGATAGCAAATTATTGCAAATCTAAACACAGATAACCATGGACAGAAAAACAAAAGTTAAATTAAAATTTATCAATTGGTTCTTCAATTTATTTCCTGATAAATATTGTTGGGCTGACTGCGTATCTTGGGCTTATTCAAATCGCATCAATCCTTTTAAAATATCCTCATCATTGCCGTGCAAAATAGAGAGTAAAGAGCATGAACACAATCTATGCTATTGCGGTGGATGGACTAATGGCAAATGTTATCACACTTTGCCTAAAATTGAAAAAGATAGAATACAAGCTGAAATTGATGCCCAACCCGATCATCCTTTGCCTTTTTAATCATGACCGACAACAAAGAACTCCGACCAGAAGCAAAGTACAACATGGAAAGCTTCTACCAGCCTCTTTTCAATCTGATGAATGAAGAGTATGGCCTACTACTTCTTAACGAAGAAATGCGAGAGATAATCGATGTGGTAAACAAAATGCAAGGCTATGTACCACCTCAAAACTAAACGATATGAAAGCAGTAAAAGTTAAAGTACTCGCAATAGAGACATCCAATAAGCCTGTATTGGTTGATGAAACAAAACCTGACAAACGTTATACTTTAGGCTATCGGAAAACAGGGAACAAAATAGCCAGAATAGTAGTCAATACTACACTGATCACTTCCTATAGTCCTGAGTTAAGATTAGGCGCTATAGTTCTAGTGAGTGGCTTTGGAAAAATGAGAGTTATTGATATACAAAAAGATGGGGATATCAGGCTAATCAATATTGAACGGTCTTTTGTGGAAACGTACAAAATATCACTAAAATTAGATGAATATGTTGATGTAGCTCCGTTGGGTTTTATGTATTCGGAAGGGTCAAGCAGATGACATACAAACCCAAAAATCGGCCATATACGCCCCTTTTAGCTTTGCAAATAGCCAAGCAGGAGGAAAGAATCAAAGCGTGTACATTGAACGCGTACATAACCAGACTATGCAAGCCGGATAAAGTCGGAACCTTTTACTCTAACCACTTCAAGAAATGAAAACAGCTATTATAATAATGACGATTAACGTATTTGTATTAGGCTTTGCTTGTGGTGTATTCTTAGAAAGACGAAGTACTAATCATAATCCCATCAAGCTTAATTTAAGACTCAACCGGGGAGTTTTATATCTGAACGGTAAACTTATACTCCCGGATAGTATCGACACGCTACAGCCCATCAAAAACCAGCCTACCAAGAGAGAAATAACTTATTATTCAACCTTAATTTATAGATAACATGGGACTACAAAGAGAGAAGAAATACATCATCGAAAGAAGTATTGATCAGATACATTGGAAACACATTGCTTCGTTTGAGGAAGGTCAGCCGTCTAGGTGGGGTAATCCTTTTGATCAAGATACGGCCTTAGCTGAGGCTATTGGTTACAGAGATAGAAAAAGAGAATCCCAACAAAAAGAATTTGTAAGAGTAATTATAGAACTATAAGGCTATGACAGAAGAAGATTTAAAAAAGCTACATCAAGCTACGAAAATAAAAGGCTCTCAATCTAAAATTAAAGCCCAAATAGAAGGCATCAAAAAATGTTATCTTCTGCAGCTAGTCGGTCGAGATGAAGATAATAGCCGTTTCCAATTCGATATCCAGGCAAAGGAGTTCAATGGTTCAAATATCATGGAATGGGAAGCTAAACAGTTTATCGACAAATACATCAACCATTTGGAGTGCAGGTTAATTGAATTACAATCACAATTTGACAACTTATGAAAACATTTGAAGTAGCCTACGTAGGCATTAAAACAGTACTGTCGCAGGATTTGCAGACGCTCAAAGAGAGTTATTCTTACGAGAACTATCCTAACAGGGATGAACTACCGGAAGCCTTTATAGACGAGGAAACCGATGAAGAATTTGAGGTCATTGGTTTTGACGAAGGAACAGGTATCCCTATCGTTGAAGGTGATGCCTACTCTGTTGACGAAGAAGGTTGTTATTCACTTAAAACAGATGAAGATGCCTAAATGTAGAAAATGTAGTTCAGTACGCTGGACTGTAATAAGCAAAACAAAATTCGGTCAAGGAGATAGCTCTACCGACACTTATGTTCAATGTGACGACTGTGACAATACTTCGGTACATGTCACTATTCACGGTTTCCCAACGACTTATGATATCGTGAGAGAGGTTCAAGATGATTATACTAAAGATAATAGTTATGATATGTAAATATTACGACTCTAAAACCAATACTTACAATCTGATGCAGCAGTTGCAGGATATGGCTGATGCAAGAGACAGGAATCCTGACCGTAAGCCTCCTAAAATGTATTATAACTATGCTCAACAAAAATGTTATGAGGAAGCATCGGTTATCCCTCCTCTTAAAGTATTTCTTGGCTGGACTCCAATGAAGGAGTGGATAGGTAAGTGTGAGCCATTCATACCTTCTCCAAAAATAAGATGGATATATCCAGTATCATACATTACATCAGAGGTAGATAGGTATCTAAGCGAAATGAATTTATCTTATGTTGAATTTAGAAAAAGATGTCATGAAATTTTAGGAATACCAAAAGGAAAGGAAGGCGATGAAATTTAATACTATCCCTATAACTCATACTCAAATATTATTTTTCTCAGAGTATATAACGGAACTTAAAAAGCTTGGGAATAAAAAAGAATTCGCCTCTGTAATAGTTCCTCATCCTATGAAACAACGAGCTTATATTATGGAGACACCCAGTGAATCTTCTATGTTTTTTGGCATTAAGATAACGTTCAGATACGATATGCATTTACAAGACTATGTACTTTATAAAATGGAGGAAATGTAGTATGGAACGTAAATTAAAGATATGTGGCCTGTGTGGCCTTGAAAAATTAATCTGGAAAGCCAAGACAAGAGACTCGCCGATGATGTGCAAGGAATGCTACCAGAACCAGCCTAAATCAAACAACGCTGTTCTTGCCGGTTTGGAATCTCTGCGTGAAGCACAACGATTAAAAGATTCTAATCCACGTCCTACGTTCGATTTAAAGCAGTCAAAACAAAAACCTATAGCAAAGGTCAGCTCCAAACAGTTAGAACGTTTAAAGGTGTATAGTACGGCTAAAAAGGAATACTTCGCTGATCACCCACGTTGCGAGTTCCCAGGATGTTCATCATTAGAAAAAACACTACACCATATGTGCGGGCGTAACGGAGATTTACTATTCAACAAAACATTCTTTAAAACACTATGTCCACGACATCATGAATGGGTTGAGCAACATCCCACATCCGCGAAAGAAATAGGTCTATCAGGCGACAGGTTGGATAAATAATATAACACCATGAAAAATAAAAACGATAAAGGAATTGGCGTTTCTCAAAAAAATGCAGAAATACCCACTATAGTTGTCTTCGTAAAGATGATGGCGGTGATGGATCAGCCGATAGGATATGAAATGTACAGAAAAGCTTTGGATGAACATCCTGAGTATTTTCCAGAGGAAGTAGAGGAAGAGCGAAAATGGGCGGCTATCCCTCAAGATGTCAAAGATGCTTATTACGCAGAGAGTGATATTTGGGGATTATTCATGAAAGACCAGGAAATATTAGCCATAGTAGGTGAAGACCCGTATCCCAATCGCGGAGGCATCATAGACCGAGTAACCCATCAAGACGAAGAAAAAGGACGTTTGTATGCTTTACATGATGAATGGTCTAAAAAGTACTTTAAGCTTCAAGGAGAAAAACAAGACAAGCTTTACAACAAATATTTCAGTCAATACGGATTAACCAAATGATAAGATGACCCCACGAGAAGAAAAAATAGACCGCATCATCAGGCATTGCCAGAACATAGCTGTCTTATGCGATGTGATGGACATAGAGCTTAGCCACGACTTAAGTGACTACCAATTCAATGACCCTCGCTTAGGCAACCACAATCGCAGGATAAAGGAGAGCATAAACCAAATCAAGCTATCTTTGGCATCAAAGGTCAAGTCGCTTTCGTACGAGGACACGAAATACAATCACGGAACCCAATTATGGCGTGTGTTCCGGTTCTTTAGTACGATGGAAACGAGTCAAGTGTCGCTTGTGATGGATGGCTACGAAGAGATTGAAAGAAAAGCCAGGGAAGAAGCTAAACTTAATCAACATGCAGATAACATTCGGATATAAATTCACGCATAAAGACCTTATCCCTATTGCTTATCGTTGGGTACTTAAAAATGGTTCATGCGGTGTGGCTTTTAAAGAGCTTAATACGAACTGCATCAATGGGGAGTATCCTGATGTAATAGGCTTTGGTGCATGGGGTCACAGCGTCCTTATAGAGGTTAAAGTTAGTCGGTCTGACTTCTTATGTGACAAAAAGAAAACGTTCCGTAAACATCCTGAAAAAGGCATGGGTAGTGAAAGATTCTACATGTGTCCCTCTGGCCTCATAAAAAAAGAAGAACTACCTCTAGGATGGGGATTGATCTATGTTAATCCTGATGGGAAAGCCAAAGTTGTTGTCAAAAATGGAATTATGGTGCCTTACGGAATTAAAGCTGAACGTTTTATTGTTCACATACACGAGAAGAATATAAAGGCTGAACACGGGCTAATGTACTCAGCTCTTCGTAGACTCCATATTAAAGGCCATATCGACTCCATTTACGACAAGCAGTATAATTATAATCATAAGGAGGAATAACATGCAACCAATTAAAAAAAAAACTCACAGACGAATCCTTAATGCCTTACGGAGTGCATAAAGGAATCAAGATGGCTAATGTGCCTGCAAGCTATTTACTTTGGCTCTTCGACAACAACAAGTCGTCCGGCCAAGTAACGGTCTACATTCATGAGAACATGGATGCTTTAAGAAAAGAAGCGAGACAGAAATAAATTCACAAACAACATAATCAAAATACAATGAGCAACTCAAGACTTTCAGTGAAACTGAACCTTGCTACACTAAAGTGCGTAGTCAAGCCACAAACAAATAAAGCAGGACAACAGGTAGACTGCCTTATCATTCCTATCGATGTGAATAACATATTCAGAGGTGAGAAAGGAGGAATGTACCTAGACCTAACAGCCTTTCCTATTGACCCTACTAAACGTCATGCAGATAGCAAAGATAGTCACTTGGTAAAACAGATCTTTCCCAAGGAGGTTTACGAAAAATGGACTGAGGAAGAGAAAAAAGCACAGCCTATAGTAGGTAATGTAATCACTTGGGATGGCGCACCTGCAGAAGTTGCGGCAACAGTTCTTAAAGAAGAGGACGATCTTCCTTGGTAAATTCACCCGCACTCTATCAATCGGTAGGGTGCTTAACTTTTAAATTATGAAGTATTCAAAGCCAAAAGTAACAATAGACTTAGATGAATATAACGAGCTAAAAAAGATACAACATTCTATTCGTGATAAAGGGCTTGACATCTTAACTAGATGGATTGTATATAATCATCAAGATATTATTAAAGAAGTCACTGAGGAGCTTTACAAATATAACCTTGAGATTTATATGGATGCCCAATCTGACCGTTATTCAATAAGATCACCTAAAGATAAACCATAATGAAATTTGATATCCCTAAAAGAGGCAATAAGCCCTCACACTTAAGCGAAACAGCAAAGCAAGTCGCTTTACACTCAAAACTAAAACAACTCAGCATAGCGGATATAAAGGCTCTTCTTGACGAAAGCCAAGCGGCCATGGCTGATGCAGAGGCTATAACATATGATCCTATTGAATATGAGAAGTGGTACACGCGCTTTAACCATCTGCAAGATGAGATAAAAAGCAGAGCTACTCATCTGTTTTACGAATATGAAAGCTAATGAAATGGAAAAGGACATGTACATCCCTGAAGCACTTGATTGGGTTACCTGGCTATTGATTGCCATTACCCTTGCGATATTAATTAACAGAATCTATTTACACTTTAAAACATACGGAATGAGCAGACTTCCCCGACACGAGAGGCACACTCACTTTTGGATACAGGATAAGGTATTGCATGAATCTTACACAACAGAAAGAGGAATGAGGAGCATGCCTATCATGTCAGTGCCTGATTTTGAGGATACGGATGATTGTGATGCAGAATGCCTAGCCAAAATCGAAGAGATATGTCACAAATAAAAGCTACCGACTTAGTTGAAAATCAAAGAAGCATTACAGAGGTATACAGTAGGCTTTGCACGGTCAGCAACAACATACCCGATTACGACCCGGACAAGAAAGGATTTGACATGTGTTTAATGCTCTTGAAGGAAGAATTAGCCGACTGTTGGTATGTTAACCAGCTTCATCAAATTAAACGCTTAGAACTCAAGAATGACAAGCTGAAATTGGAAAACAACGATCTCAAAGAAGACAAAGCGGTATTGCTAAGAAGAATCAAATTATTAACAACTTAAAATATGAAAACAGGAACAGAATTAATGGCGCTAGACCATAACTCGCTAGTAGAACATGCTTTAGATTTGCAGGACAGACTATTAAAAGCTACTCAGAACTTAGGTCATCCGGCTTATGGTTTGAGTTCATCCACAACATTTGGCATTGATGAACTCAGAGAAGAGTTGTTTGACTTTCTTGAAGTACCTAAAAAAGATTAGTTATGAACCCAGCAGCAGGATTAGTACAAACATTTATTATCATCATTGCATTAGCGTGTGTTTTGGTTGGCGCAGTCACATTTGGTATTACTAAACTTTCACAACCAAAAGAATTGGTAGTTAAGAAAAAATTAGTACCAGATATACGTCTTACTACTGACGGTAAAAAAGTGGATACAGTATTCGTTTACAAAATTAGATAAAATGGAAAAGGCTAAAGATTTAATACAAGAAATGCAAACTACTTATGAAAATAGTTCTATTACTAACGACGTAGATAGTTTAAAGTCGGATATCAATAATACTCTTGTTACTTATCTCCCCGGTGATTTAACTGTTAACCAGTTTGAAGCAATAGCGGTTACAATAGTTCATATCATCACAAATCCAAAAGAATACTTAAAATAATCACAATTAAAACCTTTCGGTAGTAGGTAAACCGTACAAACAATTATGAGTAATATGAATTTAGATTTAGGCAAAGTCCCCACGATAGAGTCTACCACATTCTTTAACGATTTCCTAAATGCAATAGGAATAGAGCATGATGACATTAGAATGTCAATTAACCGTTTGGAATCTTTATTGAACCGAGTTCAAGATACTTCTGTACCTAAAGATGTTCAAAAAGAAAGCGAATATTCAAATGGGAATGACCTTATGAGTGCTTTAAAGAGACAATTAGAAACATCAACTGAATTAAGACGTGATCTCCGTTCATTAGTAACTAAATCAGAAACACTTTTTTAAATAAACAACAATGGAAAATTACAACAAGCTAAAACAACTGGTCAACGACATTGAGATTGACGTAAACAAATTTGAAAGAGGTTCACGCGCTCCGGGAGCAAGAATCAGAAAGGCTATGCAGGAAGCTAAGGTACTAGCCCAGCAGATTAGGATTGAAGTGACTACCGCGATTAATAGTAAAAAATAGAATGCCGTTTTACATCAAGAAAAACGTTACGCCCATAGAAGCTAAGGAGCTAACGCAAACTAATCGTGAAGAATTAATGGAATGGTGCTGTGGGAAGAAAGGATTAGATGGTTCTATTAGATTAAAAACTCCTGAAAGTGGAGAAGGCACTCAAAATGTTGTAACCGGAGACTTTATTTTAAAAGGCTATAGTGAAGAAGAAGGATGGCACTTTTGGCCTGTAAAACCTAGTTACTTTCATGATAACTATAAAAAAGTAAACGAATAATTTATCAATAAGATGTTTAACAGAACGCTTGGGAGGTAAGGTGCCCAAGCGTTTTTAATTGTGGCAAATTCGCCATAGTTAGAATTTACACGACGTTTTCATTAGGAAAATCATCCCCGGTCTTCGCTATGTTGTTCATTAACCAGATGTAGTTTGCTTTCTTCCTATCCTGTGGGAATTGGCTAATGATCTGTTTGAAATTAATATCCTCCCTAACCTCTTTATTCTTTAAAAGGTTATCATAGTCCTTCCCGGTGAAGTTAGTCTTCCCTGCATCGAATATGCCATATTTATTCCCTAAGTACCGTACTGCATCCAACCTAGCCTTAACCTCTGTAGGCTTTTGGATTTCTCCCTCAAAACGACTATTAGTAGGAGGAATAAAGATCTTCCTCAGATAACGCTCATCAAACGCTGGCGAGTAAGGTTGCCTACTATCGTTTAGCCCGTGTGAAGTCTCATGAGCCATAGTTGTAGGTGCTTGGTTTGCTACCAAGTCCTCTCTCAATCTGATATCTCCAATAGAACTATCGTAAGCTCCGGCTACACTCCTTCCTAAGTCAACATCCCCTACACTTGTTTTCCCTGCTATACGGCCTAGAGACTCGTTATTTGCTGCCAATACCTTATCTACAACTTGGTTAGTCGGGTCAGTAGTCTGAGATTGAGCCATCACCTCATTATTGAATCTCCCCGGGTTAGTTGTGTTCTGCAGCATCCGTTCAGTATTTACCATCCTCCCTAATCTTTCTTTATACTTATCAGAATTGGTGTAGTCCCGAATAAACTCAAACTGTTTCCTAATCTCAGGCAAGAGAGAAACCCCTACTTTAGTCGCTTTGGTCGTATCAACCTTGACAACTGGTTTTTTGTCTTCATCTGGCATAGTCTTAAGCTTTAGGTACAATGAGCCATTTGTAAACGAAGAAGGCAGCAATAGCAAACACACCAAGGCCGAACAGAGACCAGTATAGCGCGTTATTGTTTGCATCCGTTTTCTTGTCTTTCGTATGGATAGTAATTGTACGGGTAATATAATGTGTATTGTTAAAATTGGAATCCACCCGTAAATAAAGCCATTTAACAGACTTTTGTTGCGAGTATGAATTATCGGTAGACTTGCTATTCAAAAGCTCTGTAATGCGCTGTTTTAATGTTCCATTTTCATTGAACAATTCAGTGATCTTGCTCTCCTGCTTCTCATCAACTTTAGCTGTCTGCGTTTTGGTTACTGTACTATCCCCTTTACTCGTTTGAGAAGACACATTCCCTACGCTGGTAGATTTGTCTGACTGCTCATCTTTAGAGTTCACGACACTGCTTTGCGCTTTCCTTGCTCCGCAGCTACTTGCAACCATAGCTAAAATAATATACAGGAAGATGAGAAATATAATTCCCAATACAGTCTTCCATACGGGTGACTTAACTTGTGGCTGTTCCATTGTCTTCTGGTTTAGGTGTGATTGCTGGTTCTGTTGTAACGGTTGCTGATCCATCAGGGGAAACCTCTGTTGTTACCTTCTGATCATTCTTTTTGCCTGGTGTTATGATGTTACCCGATAGAAGGAAGCCTACTGCAGACATGATCAATGACCCCTGTAAGAAGCCTTGACAGTTGCTAACCAAATCCCGGTGCTCAACAGGCGTATTGAAAAAAATAAGCGACATCATAGCGATAAAGCTCAGCAGGAAAACCCCTGTACAAAACCAGAAGAGGTAGATAAACTTTTCGTGTTCAAAATCTTTCATAATTATTTCTTTAATTCAAAATGTGGGTAATCTTTGAAACTTTTCCACCCCCCCGCCCCAATCAACCTTAATACCCATACATTTAGCCGTAGCCAATATATGAGCCGATATCACCCGGAGGTTGGCTACATCATTATATTGGACCTTTCCATCTACATAAGGGTACAAATCTACAGCCCAACCGTAGCCATCACTTTTAACTTGATGATTTGACTTATTTTTAACCCCGTCAGCGTTAGTTACAATCTCTCCGGGCTTAGTTCTACCCTTAGCATATAAAGATTGTTGATATGCCGTTGTACGAGTCCCCTGATCAATTGTAAAGTCTACGGGTGTATCTTTAATTGCTTCTTTCATCACCTTGACTAAGTCAGGATGAACACCTTCTAGCTTTGCTAAGCTTCCTTTTCCGAATACTGCCATAATATTGTTTTTTATTTCAAAGGTAGACATACACCCCCAAAACAAAAAATGGCTACCCTTCTCAAGATAGCCACACACATTAAAGCAAAGCAGATTACTGTTTATTCATTAACTTCTTTATTCTACTTGAATTCATCCTGATCAGAGCCAGTACGCACCCCCAAGCTAAGGGAGATAATAACAAAATGAATATTGGCCTGCTTAATATCTTGTTCTCCATTAACTGCCCTATAAGGGTCATATTGATAAAGAACAACACGACAATGAACAACATGTACAGCAGATAGGCCGGATTACGACTGATATACTTAACTCCCCTGCGATCACCAAACCGAATAGCCCTTACCACACTCCAATACAAACCGTACTTCATATCGTGAATAATTAAGATAAGAGTACACATTAACGCCAGTATGACAAGTATGTTGATTATGTATAATGCAGTAAGTAAGATCATTTCGTTTCCTCCTGTTCTGATTTATGGTCACTAGGCTTCGGATCGTCGGCCATGACCTTTCTAAGCAAAAACCGGGCATAAGATGTTAAACCCATTTTCATCGTCTTCTCCAACAACCCAACTATAAACACCGAAAAGCAAGAACAAAAGAACAAATACCACTCTATCTTGAATCGCAACCCAAAATCCCTATAGCCAAGAGCGCACAAGTAACATAGGCACAAGCTCATTACAGCCTGTATAAAAGAGTTTCTCCACGTGAAGGTATGATTCTTCAACTCAATCATTACACGCAGCAGAAAGCCCATAGCCACAGCTATAACAGCCCCAATATAGAAAGTAGCGTCCTGTGGATCTGCAGCTATCAATATAGCATTGACCACTATGAAGTTTAAAGTTGATTTTGCTAAGCTCACCACAATGTTCATTTATTTAAAGATTTATAATTCATAGCGCAGTAGGTAAGGAATATCGCAAACGTAGCACATAGCACAAAAAGAAATACGTCTATGTTATAAATCCTCAACGATGTATCAATTACCACGCAAAGAACCGTGTAAGCTACTCGTAATAACGTAATAAAAACAATGTATTCTAAAAATAGCTGCTCCATCCGTGTATTCTTCTTAGGGTGTAGAATAAAGCCACACAATGTTGTCATAAACAGCAACTGTGTAATGATATGCACCCCACCCCAAAAATAAGTATCCCCACCAAATTGTAGGTAAATGATGAATGTAAACAAGTACACAAGAGAAGCAGCTACTTTCATACTAACCTTTTTTAGTAGGGTCTTTAGGAACTAAATCCCCGGTGTCGTCGGCTTCTGATTGAAGGCTCTCGGTTTGCTCAGGAAGTTCTTCTTCCTCGTTCTCTTTTGGATCTGTGTTCATAGCTTTTAATTTTCAATAAAGGTACTACGATTTAGCACTTAAACAAAAAGCCTAGTACCACTTAAGATACTAGGCTTTTAAAGCGTTTGTAATCATATTACTTGAATACAGCTCCTTCAAAAGATACCAGTCCGGTTATACCAGTTAAATAAACCACGTCAAAGGTTGTTGTTGTTTTGTTTGACACATAAAACACTGCGGCAGCCAGCATACTTGTAGGTGTTACAGATACTTTATATGTCGTATTAGCCATTGTCTGACCTATAGTAACCGTAAAAACTGTCTGTGCAGTCCCTGTTACTGAAAATGAATAAGGTATAGGTAAGTTGCTAGTTGTTGCAATTACCCCTGTTACTCCGGTTGGATAGGATAAATAATTTGAATCTGCAAAAACAATCCTATCACTATCATAAGCTATTCCTTTTACAATTAATGGGTTATTAAATGTTTGAGTAGCTGACCACGTATGAGAAGTTGAGTAAATAGAAGATATATCAGAAGTATAAGCTACTGTTCCATCTAAAGCCCTCCATGTAGCGACATTCACAGAGCTATTAGTAGGTAAAGCAAAACCTAATGTACCCACAGTATTCTTCATCAATAATTGGCTTGAACCCGCTGCAATATTCACCTCTCCAGCAGCAGGAGCTGAAATTCCAGAATTTGTTAAATTAACTGCCGCTGTATAAATATACCCCAATTGATTATCTATATAGTTACTTGCTATTCCTCCTGTAAATGTTTTTCTTCCTGCTGCTGATTGCGCAGTTGTAAGATTCATATAACCTGCTAAGTTAGCAGCTAAACGCCACTTACTTACAACTCCATTAACACCTGCGCTATCTACAGCATTTAATATACTTGGTGTTGTAGTGCTATTGGTAACAACAGGAGTAAGCAATCCATAACCAGATGTTGCAGCTACAGAGGTAACAGTGCCACTCCCTCCTGGTGCATAATTAGGTATATTTAAAGCTCCTGTACTTTGATTAAAAATTGCAGCACCAGAAGTTCCTGTAGTTGTTATTGTAATTAAATTTTGTTTTGAATCTAACTCCATCTTTCTTACTACATCAGTAGAATTTGTTGGGGCAGTTGCTGCGGTAATTTTACCATTTACTTGTAACTTTTCTCCATTGTCCGTTGTAGTCCCAATAAGCGTATTACCATTCAGATAATTCTTGGCAGTCCCATTTGAATAGATATTATACTTATTTGTGCTCGAAGATAATGATAATCCTATTCCGTAATTAGTAGCTCCATTTGTCAAATCATCTACCAATAATCCGTATTGTCTTGTAATGGCTGATCCAGCTCCAAGAGTCCCCTGTGTAGCTCTATAATGTATCACATCTGCTACTGTAAACGCAGCGGCAGCAGTCCCTAATACGCTCCTATACCCACTGGCAGAAGTCGTAACATCAGATTGTATAAAGTTAGAACTATAATTTCCAGTGGCACTGACGGCACCAAATAAATTTCTATTATTATAATAATTTATTCCAGCAACTAAAGTTCCAGCTAAAGATAACTGGCCTCCTATAACTCCATTACCACTAATATTGAAATTAGCTGTTTGTTGTGAAGTATTATTAAATATATATAGAGGATCAGTCCCTGATTTAATGACACTAAAAGCTGATAATGTTTTAGCATAAGAAGGAACATTTGGATCTGTTTCTACCGTCAGAAAACTACTAGGATTACCAGTTAATGGATACGCATCTGTAATACCATAACCTAAAATTGTTGTTGGTTTAGAGCCTATCTGAGCAAAATTATAATCATTAGATTGCGCAGTAACAACTCCTGTTCTTCCAAAAATAGAGCTTACGACACTACCACTAATACTTGAAAAAGTTATCCAACTGCTTCCATCATAATATTTCATTTGATTAGCAATAGTATCATACCATATAGATCCCTTTCCTATGAAAGGAGAGGTGCTTCTAACCGGAGGTAATAACCCATTCGTAAATTGAGTGGATGCGGGATTAATAGTTTGACTAAATGATGATGATATATATACAACCATCATTAAAAATGATATAATTATCCGTTTCATTATGATCTATTTTTATCGATAAAAGGAATTAAATCCAACACGGTATATGCGCCATTAGCAATTAATCCATGAGCTAACCCTGATGGGTGCAATCTTTGTCCAGCAGCTCTTTCAATATCCCTAATATTAATATCGGTGGATGGGGTTGAACTAAGTGTAAATGCCGTGCTTTGATCATAAAACCATACATTATTAATACTACCCCCTCCATTTGCTGTATTAGTGGCAACATCTTGACAGGCATCTCTGTAAGTCTGTATATTACCAGCGATAGATGATAGATCTGTTGGTGAAGGGGCAAAGAAAATAACAGGAGCATGTGGACGATGATTATTTCTATGTGTAATAGCCGCAATAAGATTGGATTTATATTCTGAGATTGAAATTATTGCACCATAAGTATTCCCAACATTAGCATCATTTAACCCATAACTAACATTGAAAACATCATATTCTACATCATAGTAACCTGCTTGTAAAGCTTGAAAAAACTGCCTGGATGTTTCACTTGACTTACCCTTATTAACCAATCTGCAATCAAAACCTGATGCCCTTAATTTATTTGTGATTCTAAATGCATATAAATCTTGACCTATATAATTGGCTCCATTAACATCTGTACCCATACTTCCTACTGTAGTACTATCTCCTGCTAATAAGTATATATATTTTGCTTTAAAATGAAAATCAGCAGTAATATTAATAGCGTTAAAACCAGCAGCTACATATGGCTTAGCTGTACTACCAGAATAAACCTTTAATCTACATCCTCCCTTTTCGTATACAATAAATCTTGAATTAGAAAAATCAGAACCCCCATTCGGGCCTAATATTCCCTCTTCTGAGGATATTGACCCTTGGATATTACTAAATCTACCTTGATCTGTGGCAAGTAGCCAAGCTACAGAAGAGTCTCCAGAAATATGAAATCCGTATACTAACAAAGCTCTACCATAATCTGGAACTGCATCTAAAGACAATATCTGACTCCATAGAGTCACCGTTGGTCTCGTTGTTGGAAATGTTGATGTTGTAAATGAAGACCCATACCTAAATAATTCACCTTCCTGTGAAAGCTGTTCTATAGAAGGGAATCCATTTATTGATACATCAATATTTTTTCCAAATTCATTTCTTATTGCTAAACTCATATTTTATAATTAAAATCTATTCCTAAATAAGCTTCCCCTTTACCAGGGAAGTATGTAAAAAAATCCTTTCCACCTGCATCATTATAAGCAGAAGCTTGGTTGACAAATATAGTCTTTACTTTACTGCCTATTGCAGCTGACAACATCTGATCATAAGTATCTACGATTAGTATATCATCTTGAACTGATGAGCCTGTAACATTCTGATATACCCCCCAAATAAATTCTCCATCATAAAATGCAATCTCGCTTGTCACTAAACCTGCTGAATTAACACTTACAATTTTATTTGTCTCACTTGGAGTAGAGCCTACCCTATAAATAATACTTCCTGATCTTACTATATATAAAACAAACTTATTTGCTAACTCAGGTATAGATTGCGTAAAGCTTCCTGTTGTAGTTGTGTATTGGGCTGACTGTCTTGTTATTGAATTTCCAATAGCATTATCAACTTCTTCTTTATTGTAGTAATTAGATAAATTTGATGGTATTCCTCTTTCAACAATATATGTATTGTCTTGAAGTATATCAAAAAATTTGTCAGTTGTTTTATTATAAAGCCTCTCTCCAACTAAAAATTCATTAAAAATATTTCTATCCGAGTCAATAAAATAGTTACCCGTACTATCAGCAATCCATACAGATCCATCTCTTAAATCATATATTTCATTTAATCCATCATTTATTTCAATATCCTTATAAAAAGATAAAGCCTGACTTTGAGCCATATAACCATAGCTACAAGACCCCTTAAATTTAGATAATAAAGAATTTGAATTTAGATCTATTTCTATAGGAAATCTAAGTGAGCCTTTTCCTGTTGGAGAATCAGACATTTCTGATGTTCTCACAGTAATGATATCACCATCTCTAACAACTTCTATATCTACTTCTCTTGAAGTAGGAGAAACAAACCAATTACTAAAAGCAGGATCAGTCCATACAGCAGAACTATTATCACTAATAACAGTCTGATCCACCTTTCCAAAGTTATAAATAACATAATATTTAAGAGAAATATTATCTCTATTTCTTACTACAGATAGTGTATGCTGATTAGGAATAGTTGGTGAAGTAGTATCAATATCCCAGTTATAATCTGCTGGATCAAGGCCAAATGCAGCATTTGGAACTAAATCATTTATATCTTCAAAAAAAGCTATTACTAAACCTACTCTATCATTATCAACTGCTGATGCCCCAACAGTGGCTTTATGTCTATATTTTTTAAGTTTTACTTTAGATACTAAACCAATTGCTGGTCCAGTATTATATGTTGAAGAAAACAAATCATTTATCGAATCATAAGACCATGAATTTGTATGTGGTGGATAACCTGGTATAATATTACTTAATGTAAGCGAATCAGGAAGATCACTAGTGGTATATCCATGAGCAAACCTACCAAAAGTATTAAATACATCCTGCTGGCTAACAAATGTATTTAAAGCATTAGCTAAGTCAATATCATTATCAACAAATGCACCTATACGTAGTGAAGGACGTGTATCAAAAGTATTTGTCCCTTCTGTTATAACTCGGATAATATCACCTACATTTCCTACAGGTAAATTATTTGGAATTTTAAGGACTAAGTTTTCATTTTCATAGCCATCTTTCCACCAGTATTCTTGATTATTACCACCTTCAATATATCCATTTGGTAAAAGTGTTCCTCCTGTATTGATTACAAGCGGCTCATGACCTCTCCTATCATCTTCTAAAGGCAAGCTTAAACAAGCCTCTTCTATACTTAAAAACTGTCTCCATCTGAATGTACCGCCTGTTTTATCGTAGTAATATCTACGCCCTACACTAGGCTTCCCCCGTAAGCTATAAGGCTTATTTGAAGACGTACCATCAGAAGGATTATATATATCTGCCATTATACGGTGAATTGAAGTGAGTAATTAGCTGAATCAAATGAAAATATATCCCTACTACCGATGATGTCTCTGCCTCCTGCAATAACTTGGGCTTTCATAGCCCCATCTGGAACAGTTCCGTAATTAAATATAGAGTTAAACCAATTGGTTTTATCAGGTTCAGTAGAAGGTTGTGACCATACAATATATTTATTGTTAGAGGCTATTCCGAAAGGTACATTGATTTCTGTAGCCCCTTGAGTTACATTGAAAGTGTTAGGTAATACCGCAGTAGCCAAATCAGGTTCGGTATCAAAAGCACCCCATCTGATCTGAACTGTTTGTGCTAAACCTGTTAATGTAACCGTATCGCTTGCAGTAAGTCCGTTCTGATCAGTTACAGTTACTTTTAGAACAAAGTTACCTACCCCGAAGCTTGAAGCCGTTACAGAAGCTGTAGTCGTGTTTGCCAGTGTAATTGATCCACCTGATACCTTCTCCCATAAATAGCCAACAATAGGCGAAGAACCCGGTGTAGCAACAGCTGTAAAAATAGCTGTACCGTCAACCGTTACGCTTTGATTTGCACCTGCATCTACCGTAGGTGGGGTAGCCTGTTGGTTTCCAATGATCAAAAGCATAGACTGATAATTAGCCTCAGCAATGTCGCTAACAGTCGGTTTGGTTATTTCCCATTCCAAGCTCTTTATAAGGTCGCCAAGGAATAAATAGTTTGCAGGAGTACAAGTATAGCATCCGCGCTTTAAGTCGGCTATATGCTCTGCATTTAGGCCAGAGTAATAAGCTTTACCCCTGATCAGGTCTGCTGTTATTTCGGCTACAGTACTCATGCGCTTAAAAAGGTGTAAAGTATGATGTAAACTGATTTGACTCCATCCTTGTAGCGAGTAGTATTACCGTTAGCTTCATCGATTACAATGCTTGTCATGAGCGGAGTAACCTGAGCCTTGATATCTTTCTCCTTAGCATTTCCACAGCAACCACACTGATACACCAAGTCGCTGAACATATCGTTGTTTGTGTCGTTAACCTGAGTATAATCCAAGGTAGTCGAATCGAAGTCGTATTTCGGATAGGTCATGGCGTTTTATTTTTACCAAATGTAGCTATTTGCTGTACAATAAAAAAGGATGGCCGTTTTGACCATCCTGTACTTTATTCATTTTTCTCATTCATCTTCTTGACTGCATCATCTATGATCTTGTCCATTTCAGCTGGACTAAGCTTTCTATTCTGTGTACCCTCCGGCCTAAGCCCTAAATAATCGATCAACCCACCTTTATAAAATCCATTGAAGAATCCTGAAGTATTATAGTCAAATGTCAATGTTTTCTTTCCTTGGAGTCCTCGTCCTATGTTTTGTAAATCCCTTGTAAACCTCCATGGCACAATAGGTGTAGACAGTCTGCTACCAATCAAATCTCCCATAACACCAGTCCCTTTGTTAATTCCAGACTCTTTACCAGAAGAAAGCTCTTTTACGCCACCCACTAATTTCTTGCCTTCATCAAAAGCTCCTACTTTAATGTTAAGTAGTTGAGCAAAATAATCTGACATTTTCTTATTCTTAATAGACAGCATTAAAACTAACATTTGTGGTGATACGGTATTGAAATATTTCCTAGCCCATTCATTCTTCTTAAGCCACTTGTTAAGTGTCTCATCAGAGTTTGTACTTTTTACCGCAGCAAATGTTAGCAATGAAGCCATAGCCCCAACCATAACACGAGTGTTTGAATTTTTAGACTTCAAATTGACCATTAACGATTTCTCAATATTTCTTACTCCTTCCTCAGTAGTTAAATCCAATTTGTTGTCTCTTTTCTTAGCGTAATCAGCTAAAGGAGAAATAAAATCAACACCACTCTTTTGCATTGTCAATATGATCCAGTTTGTTCCACCTCCAACAAAAGGATTCAAAACATTCCTAGATATAATTGAAGTAAACGTGTAAGCTGCAGCTTCATTCCATTTCTTTTCCTTAATGGCTTTTTGAATTTTTGTTTCTACAGCCGAACTAGCATTGGATACCATAGAAGAAATAGGATTGTTAGCCTCATGCCCCATATCAAAACCTGCTGCTGTATACGCTGCTTCATATGATGCTTCTATTTCCTCAATTGTAAGCTTTTTATCTTGCAATAGCCCGTCTTTAACCAAATCTGACGCTAACCTCGTAACAGATTGCTTATTGTCAGGAATTATAGCCTTACCTGCTTGAAGATTAGCCTTCTTGATAATATCCTCTGCTGTCCCTTGAGCCTGCTCAAATTTAGTTCCTGTCAATTGTTCTGAAACATATTTGATAGCTTCTTCTTTGCTCATGCGGTTAGGATTATTTCGATCAGTCAAAACCTTAATCAAATTGTAAGTAAAGTATTTCTCCGTCAAAGCCGATTTGTGCATACTATCAGCCCCTTCCAAATATGACTTACCTAATGCTGCAGAAAGTATCGTATGATATACCTTACTTGTGGACTGCCTATTTAACCATTCCTCAGTTCTACTTCTGGTAATGAAAGGAGTAGTTATATCACCATACGCTAATCCACCGTTCCTAACGGCATCTTCGTAAATAGCCCTGGCAATTTCAGAACGATTAGCATTTAAAGCTTTCGTATCAACCTTATCAAACGAAAATCCTATTTTAGTGAACGTACGTTGTATTGCTCCTGATAGCGGATTCTCAATAAACTGCTTTACTGATTGCAACATCCCTCTTTGAGCCATACCCATATACTCTTTAACCATGGTAGCAGCCTTGAATATCCCATTTGATTGATTCCATGCAACTTCACTTAGTAGAGCTTCTATTTGGAAATTTAAATTCCTGATAGCATGTTTCAACCCAAGCTCACTGACCTTACGCCCATCAACATTAGTCATATACAAATCTGACAAGGCATTTGCTAACGTCTTAGCCTTAAAGAAAGCCGACTGACCAATATCATTTAAGCCAAGTGCGTTATTCATCAGATAATCATAAGTATCCGATTCTTTATCAAACAAGCCATAATTATACAATTCAGCCAATCTTCTTGCACTTGTTTTAGTCTCAGCCGGAGCTTTAGGTGTATTACGCTGATTAAGCTCATTTAAGGACTTTTCTATAACCGAAGCACGCAAAGCATTGTACTCCTTTACAAACGCGTCCTGCATCCTTAAAATGTCAGATTCAGAGTATCCTTTATCTCTCAATGCCTCTTCAACATTTTTTTGAATATTTTCAACACTACCTTCTTCTCCAGCTAGTTTCTTCCAGTCTACAATAGCTACTTTTTCTTTTACCTTATTAGGAATGCCATCAGCATCCATAACCTCTTTACCATTAGCATCTACCTCATTTTTAGTAACTGTAATTTCCCTTCCATACCCCTTGTCAATCAAAGCCTGTTTAATAAATTCTTTAGGAGTTGGGTCAATATTCTCAAGTAATTCCAACCTAGCCTTCTTTTCAGCTTTGAGTTTATTTATTTCAACACTGTCGTAAGGATCTTTATTATCTGCACGAGCATCTTTTTCCCCCTGATTAATTTGGCGATTGATATCCTCTATATCCGTCATTAGCTTCTTCGTGATTGCAGCCATCTTCTTAGCGTCTGTGAACGGATCAGCTTGTTTAGGTAGGTACTTATCCCTCAGTTCTGAAATAGCTCTTTCCTCGGCCTGTAATGAGGCCATTTCAGCATCTATCTCAAGGGGTTTACCCTGCGCTTTCATTTGTCGCTTCTTATCTACAATCTCCTGCTTGATATCAGCTATCCTAGCTCTGATCCTTTCTTTTGCATCAGCTAACCTCTCTGCATTTGTTTTAGGCTCTCTTTCCTTAGTTGCTCTTTTTGATCCTGTATTTACGTCAACATTTTCCTCTCTAAAACCGTCCAACATATCCTTACGGAAAGCATCTTCTTTAGCCCAATTCTTACCATAAGCCTCTTTGATTTTACTTATTCCCAATTCAATAGCATCAGCAACGCTCACTCCTGCCCTTATCGCCCCTTTAATAGTCGTAATACCAGCATCAATAATAGCTACCGGCACACCGATAGAAGCATCATAAGTCCTACTCCTAAGTTTCTTTTGAATCTTTGTTAGGGCTTCAATAGCTTTGTCGGCCTGCTGTCTTCTTTTTGATGGCAACTTATCATATATATTTTTAAGCTCAGCCTCGACACCTTTTTGGATTGCCACTTCAATGTCTGGAGTAATTGTGTCCGCAGAATCTTTCTCAATATTTTCAGCTTCCTTATTAATCGAGTCAGCATCAGATTCTATTGCTTTTTGTAAATCCTTTTTTGACTGCCTTTCGGCAGATGAGAAGAACTCATTGGTAACCTGGCTAACATCGTACCCTACCCTAGCCAATTGACGAAGGATACCGTAACCAGTCGCTATAGCAGCACTTCTCTGTTGTCTGGTAGAAATGTCCCTAACTAATTTAAGCTGCTTGTTAAGCGTTAATGCGTTCTCAGGCTCATTAAGTATTCTACGTTCCAAATCTAATTCTAGCGAAATCGTTATCAACGATCTATTCTCGACAGAGACTCCTTTATTCTCATCAAGATATTTAATAAGCTTATTCGCGTAATCATCACCAAACTCTTCTTTTGCTTTTTCTACTACATCAGCTCCATGTTGAATTGCTTCTAAACGCTTTGTCCTTTGGTACTCTTTTTCTTTAGCATCTAAAGTTCTTCCGGTCTCACGTTCAATATTGTTTAAGGTATTACTCACCTCTTCACTCTGAATATTCTTGTTAACTAACTTCTCGAAATCATCACTTGTTGTTTGTCGTTCAGATTTGGGAGTTACGGTTTCTTTTGCTCCTTCCTGTGGTACTGTCTCCGCAGCCACATTCTTTTGTACAGGTACAGGTTGTTCAACTTCATTTGTTTCTGGTTTAGGTATTACGTCTTGTGGTACTTTTTCTTCTTTCGGAGTAACCTTCTCCCCTTTGATCGTATATCTTGGTTTTTTAGGTTTAGCTGTATCTGTATACTTTTTGTTTATTTCATCAATTAACTTTAATCTTTCTTTTGCACTATTAAAAGCCTCTTCACTTGCATTCTTCACTGTATTCTGATATGTTTTTTGGATTTCAGCTAAAGCTTTAACATTTTTATTTTCGTTTATAGCATGCAAGTTATTAATGAATAAAACCTTATCCATTACAGGACTAGATTCATCAAAAGGTATCTCAAGCACGTCGCCTGTTTCAAACTTTATTCTTGTCGAATGTGGCCCTTTTGATATACTAACAACCTTACTTGTTTCTGTTTGTGATACGTTACCTATTTCGCCAACGGTATATTTTTTTAAAACTTCTGCACCAGTGGCTTTCTCCCTACTTTTGCCTGAGCCTAAATCTTCTATGCTTTTGTCTCTGACTTTTTTTGCCTCACTTATTATTTCTGATTCTTGCTTAGCTTTCGGTACAGACTCTATTTCTGATTCTTTAGTTACCGTATTTTTAGAACTACTTGTATCTAATAAGGGTGTCTCCACCTCTACACTTCGAAGTGGGATTGCATTGTCACCAAAATATTTCTCCTTATAATTTTCAAGTAAGGTGATATCCTCTTCAATCTGGCTTTGAATCTTGTTTATCTGATCAATGGTAAGCTTTCTGGAATTAGCTTCTTTCATAGCCGTTAACTTCTTGTATTTATCATACAAGTAATCACTAGCATCATTAACATCCTTCACGTCTATAGGTTTATCACCTTCAACACTCTCAAATGTTTTACCGACACTTGAGGGCATATCTTCCATCACATCTACATCCTGCTCAGGGAAACGTTCTTGAAAACGAAGTACTGATTGGTCAATCTGATCTTGTAATTCCTTTTTAGCATCATCACTCAGTTTTTTAGATTGATTAGCTACTTGTTCAAGTTCTGCTTTTTCGGCAGGATCAGTTTCACGTTCAGCTTCTCTAGCATGCTGTTCGTATACCTGATCAGCCTGTTCTATATAACCATTCAATTCATCGATGTTGTCTCTGTTTTCAGCTATGTCACGGGCTTCTTGTTCGGCTTCTTCCAATTCAAATCTATCTTTTGTGATAGGCTCTTTCTTACCGTCAACCCCCAATTGTTTAAAATACTCGCCTGTCTCAGGGTCTTGGCTGAACTTAACCTTTTTGTTGGTTACAATTTCTCTCAACTTGTCGTCACTTTGCTCAAGCTTAGCGGTAAGTGTTCTTTCCTCAGGAGTACCCACCTCTGCCAATGCAGGGTCTAATGTGGCGTTCAATTCTTTTGTCCTGGCTAATTGCTCCTGCAAGTTTTCTTTACCCATTATAATATCAAGAGCATTATCATATTTCTCCTGAGAAAGTGTTTGTGGTATCTTCTTTACCGCACTGGCTACTTTGTCAATCCCAGCAATAGTTCCTTGAACATCGTCAGGAGTCCATTCTCTTTCGACTGCTAGCTGTTGAACATCCTGCTTTATTCTCTCAATATTCTGCGGCGAAGGGTCAGCTTTTACAGCCTCTACAACCTCGTTTTTAAACGGAGACTTGTCGAACATCACCCCCAAGTTATTACGCGCTCCTACGGCTGCAAATAAGGGTGCATCAACGGTTAGGATATTAGCTATGTTTTCACCAACACTACCGTCAGGAATTTGGAAGTTCTCTTCACCAGCAAGCTTATTACTAGCTTTTTTCAACAGCGCATCAGATAAAGTAAGTGCAGTTAAATCGCCAGACGTTTTAGCATATCCTTTAGCCAAATCTTTTAAAAATGGAACCCCTTTATTTTTGATGTTATCTGACATTTTAACTGCAGAATCTTTAAATGCCGCTACCAATGATTCAGAAGTTAATGGTTCCCCGGATTTTGTTAGTGTTTTTATCGCATCTATTGAGGCTTCGCGTGAAGCAACATTTCTTAATCCGGATGGAAGAGTAGGAAATAAACTATGAGCATTTAGCTTTGTCATTAACACGTAGTCAGTAATCCCTTTTCCTTGAATAAATAAATCTTCAGCACCTCTATCAAAACTAGCTCCTTCTTTTTTTAATTGCTGCACTTCTTTATAAGCATTTCCTACCCCATTCAAGTAAAAAGAAATACCACCTGTAGACTCTGCGGCTATTGCAGCAGGAGCAAACTCCAACAACCCACCCACAGCAGTCATAGCCTTATCTGAACCCTGATAGTCTTCATTTAATCCTAATCTCGCAGCTTCTTTGGTAGAATCTATCAAATAATTCTTCTCTTCATCGCTAAGTAATGGTTGCCCTGTTAAAGCTTTATTTATTCTATCACTTGCATAGACTAACGCAGGAACAATATTTGAAGCCCCTGATAAAATTTTAGAAAACCCGTATGTGATCCCCAATCCCATTCCATTTGAAAATCCATCACCATATTTAGCCTTCCAATCTGATTCTTGCCTTTTGATAGCCTCATCAGCCAAACTTTTCCTATACGCTTTTCCTTCGTTATATAGTTCAGCTTCTTCTACCGCTCTCTGTGGACTAGCATTTGTTACTTCTCTTCTTTTTTTCTCACTGAATGAATCCTCAAAGCTTTTAACTGCTTTATCAAAGTCTATTTTTCTTGCTGGCTGCTTCTTTTTAATTAACTCTGTAGGCTGAATTGTAAATGACCCACTTTGATTAAGTAGGTCATTCGGTTTAGTAATTTGGGAAGGAGGCAAGCCAACTCTTGAATCTTGACCACCAGTTGATGAATCTTGATTTTGACCAGAGTTTTTTTTTTCACTACCGAAGTTATCAGTATAAAAGCTATCGAAATCTTTTGTCGTTAGCTCATTATCTGAGAAGAATTTATGTAACTCCTTAGCTTTTTCTGGATTTGAGTACTCTTTAACAAAAGAACTCTCATCTTTAGTTGTCAACTTATTCTTTTTCAAGAAGTCATAAATTGGGGTTTTACTCACGTCAACCGTAGTTGATTCTATTGTTGCTGTATTTAAATCTTCCATTTTTAAAATCCTCCTTTAGGAATACCTACAAATGTAGCCTTCTTTGTAATTGTTTGGGGTGCTGATTGTGGCTTCTTTATTTTGCCTGCTGCATTTCCGGTTTTGAATTTTGACGGGCTTATGTTCTCCTTGCTTATTTCACTTATAACCGAATTTAATTTTAAGGCGTCTGCTGGGTTATTAGGATCAAAAGTTTCTTTTCGACCTTCAATTATTTTGGCCTTAAACTCTCCGTCTTGATTAAATGACGTTACTTGGCGAGAAGGAATGTTTAATGTTATTTTCCCATCCGGAGCAACCAAAATACCTAATGGCTTTTGATAATCTGATCTTGCGGCTGCTAAAGCTTTCAATTCTTCTCCGCTACCTGGGACTTGGTTAAACATTCTATTGATTAAGTCTTGTCTATATGTTTCTGCACCAGTTCCCGTACCCCTTGCTTTTTCAAGATTTAACCTTTGTTGTTCCATCGACAACCTTTGGCGTTGCATGTCCTGATCTTCATCGCTATAATCCCTGCTAACCTTACGGTATGGATCAGCTTTAGATTTAGCTATATTATAATATTGATTAATTACTGAATTATACTTTTGTTTAGCTAAAGTTATTTGTTCTGCCTGTTGATCTAATAAATCATTTAATTGCTGCCCTTCTCCGGTTATTCCATAGTCTCTTGCTATGGCTTCCCTCATTCCCTTATCTCCTTTGTATCTTTTTAACAAATCTTCTTTGTTACCATCAAAAGTGTCTTTTACTTTTTTAGCTTCTGAAATAGTTAGTCCCGTAGACTGCTTTAAATATCTTTCGCCCCCATTTGCTGACTTAAATAATGTTTCTATATTTTGCTTTGTTGGCTCTTCTAAAACAGTTTTTTCTTCTATTTTATTATTTCCCACAATTGAACTAGACTGATAGGTGGACGGGTCTAGCTTAGGAATAATCTCTTTAATTGGATCAAAGCGCTTTCTTAATTGAGGTATCATTCCCTTACTAGCTTGTGAATAAGGTTTATTTATATAATCATTTAATTCTTGAAATGATTCTGGTTCATAAGCATCTGGATCAGCTCTAAAAGCCTTAAATTGATCTGCAACATTCGCTTCTGTAGCTTTTCTTGTATCCGTATCAGAAAGTATAGATTGCCTTTCTAATAAATAATTTTGTGCTGCTTCTGATTGTACTGGATCATTGGCATTGTAATTAAATGGGTTTATACCAAGTTGCCTAAGTTCAATCCCATCTTGTAAGTGCTGCTGATACCTCTTTTTAAACTCCGGTTGCCAATAAAGACCTCCATCTACCTTTAAAGCATTCTTTTCCCAATCAGATGCTGTCTGTTGGGCTTGCTTTTGCTTAAGTAATTCATTTTGCTGAGCAATTTTTCGATTGTAATCAATCGTTTCAATTACACTATCTGCCGCTTTACTTCTGCCTAAAACAAATGCTGATCCTGTGCCAGCTTGTCCCAAAGGGACTGTATTAATATCTGCCATACCTATGCTATTGAACCTGTGGAAGAGCCTAATGATTGTGTTGAAAGACCTTGCCTAGCCTTCCATAAATAATATTCTTTTACCTGATTATCCGAAAGTGTCGGGTTGCTTTGTGCTAACGTTGCCTTTGGCGTGATAAGATTCGTACCTACCTGAGCAGCTTGATCTAAAGCTCCATAAATATTCTCATTACCCGATTGTGTCAATGCAGCCTTTTCTCTCAATTTACCTTGGTAAATATCTCTATCGTAAGCATTTTTATTAGTGTACTCCTGACCTGCTGCTGCATTGGCATTTAAAGACTGTGTAAGCGCGTTGTCAGCTCCCTGAGCATTTTGTACAGCCAGATTATTAAGTTGCTGAGATTGCCCGTATGCTATCTTAGTTGCCAAGTCAAGAACATCGCCCCCTGAGCTTGCGCCCTGCACTCCTGCATTGAAAGCTCCTGCATTAGCAGCTCCAATTTGAGATACAGCTTGTCCATAGCCCGGCATTGAGTAATTACCTGCTCGGTCACCTAAAACCCTAGCATTATCAATAACCCCATTGTTGACCTGATACCCTGGGTCGGTTGGATTTAAAGCATTAGCCTTCCTTAACTGACGCGCACCCGATATGGCTTTAAATAGGCTAGGCACGAGTCCTATACCTGCTGCTGCTAATAGTGGTAATGGCATAATTTTTAATATTTAATGTGCATAAAGATACAACTATACGATTAATTTTATTTTTATCAGTCTTATTGTCAATAGGTATATTGAGATAATGATACAATCACGTCTAGACTTGACAACCTTACCTCATTTGTATCGTCGTTTTGAATAGTGATTTTCATGACTGTACCCTGTAATTCCGCGCCTTTCATCAGCGCATCTAAATCCGTTACAAATCTGTTGTCATTCATATCTCTCAAGAAATCAGAGAACCAATCACCTTGTATGGATTTGAATCTACCTTTTTTTAACCTTGATCGCTGACCTTCTGGCTTACCGTAATAAGGAGGTATTTCCAAATCTGTGACACTCCATGCTCTATTGGACTTCTGCCTCATGCTCCAATATTTTTTAACCTCTGTTGGGCTTAAATTGCAGTAAAAAGTAATGATACTTGAATATTGTACGCCAAAGAAATTATTCCTAGTCTCATTTGTATTCTGTTCCCATAGCCTTCCGTTTTCAAAAGCAAAGAAGCTATTCACAAACTTATTCATGAACTCTGGTATATATGAGTAGTAAGTAACCCACTTGTCTGCATCCTCATTGAAAGCCAATGTTGTTCCAATTCTTGCCTGTGCCGGAGGAAAAACCTGTAATAGCTGTAATGAACTTACTCCTGTAGCATAGAATTGAATTAAAGCCGCTGGATTACTTGTTGTGAATTGCTCAGTGTATATACCTGGTTGCGTTCTTAATACCCCTTGTTCTCCGTCAACAATAATATTTACTGTCCCTGATTCCAAAGTTAGTATCGTATATCTGAACGTCCATAGAGCGGCACTTGACAAGTCCAATGTTTGATTGATATATCCTGAGTTACATCCGCTATGGTAAGCTATGCTACCAGACACAATCCATCCTTGATCTGAAAAATCCCCCGGTAGATTAATTACCAGAGGCTGATTTTTTAAAATTGAATAGCTTCCCATTTTTATGTTGTTATGGTTATAGTCCCTTTAGGTATATCATTTTCTATAATAGTTCCGCTTACAGGTATAGTTCCTGATTCAGAGTAAGCAAATTCTCCTGTTATCGTTTCGGGAATACCTACACTAATATTATTCGTCAAAGTTGCTGTTAATAAATTAGCATCTGTCAGGTAATTGAATGGATAAAATGAATTTCCATTTTTAGGGTTCACATTCAGAATAAAATTACCAGTTGTGTTATCATCAAGCTTAACTCCGTAATCTCCTTCATTTAGTGAATTAACAGTTGACAGTGTTTTTGTAGTATATCCTACAGCTGTACTTGATCCGGTAGATACAATATCAACAGAAGTAGCCCCAACAGGGATAACATATTCAAAATACTGCAATTCTATCGCTTGAGTTGTTACATCGTTATTATACAAACTGGTCACATTATTCAGCTTAATCCCCAAATTTGCTTTTGATGATGGTGCCCATGGATAAACATCAGGAAAGGAGAATTGTATTATTTTTATAGTATCCCCCTCGTAATATGTCCCGGATATGGTGCCTGCCCCTGCAAAAGCTAATCTATCAGTTTCTACCCCGTTTCTTTGAACTATTAAAGCGTTCCAAGTAAATGGATCTGCCCCATATATAATCTGCCAGTTTATAGGTACTGTTAAGGCTATAGAACATGCTGTTGTATCGAATATTGGAGCAACATAATCAGGATCAGTAACATCGTTAGGTTTTTCTTCTCCAGTAAGCGAGTTGTCATAAACCAGATATTCTTCAAGAGTAGCCCAACCTTTGTAGCCAGTGTTCAATCCGTCTTCTGTGACGCAGAAGTATGATAATTCCTTTTGTCTCCAAGCTTTTTCTTGAGGCACATCTACGACCGTAATACAGGCTTTCTTAGGCAGTGACCATGCACCATCAATGAAAGCCCTGTATGTAAAGCTATCGTTGCCTACAAAGTCTGTATTTGGCTGATACGTAATTTCAAAGCCGCTAGTTAAAGTGGCTGTGCCGTTTACCGATGGTGCAACAATTTCAAAAGTAGTTGAATCAGGTAAAAGCGGAGTCGATATAACCCATCCATTAAAACCATCGAAGTATATGTACTTATTATAGCCCTCAATGGTAACCACATAGACCCCATTCTTACGGTCAAATCCCCCAAATATCCTTGCTTTGTTATTAACCGCCTGGGTTAGCAACTCTCGGACTTCATTGTCCAAGAAATATGTTTTGCTAATAGGTTCTTCACCATTACCTCCCAAACGAATAATAACCCCTGAGTTGGGGCTTATGAAATATTTTTGAGTTGCATTAGCCGCATAGCTCTCCGGACTATTACCAATCCCTCCCTCCCATGCAAAATACTGTATTGGGTTCAATAATTTGGCTGAGCCAACGTTCAAAGCAACTCCGCTATTATCTTGTGTGATCCTTGCATCTACCGGAACATAAGATGTTTTCAATTGCTTGAAGGTATATATCAGGTTGGTATCAAACTTAGTCAGCATGATATCTCCGTATTTATCATTGTAATCCTCTCTGTCAAGGTTGTCAAAGTCATTTAGACCATTTATACGCGTATCCTCAATAAAGTTGTTAGAGAAACGCATACGGCTTCCGAAATGAACTTCTCCATCACCATTATCCTCTGCATTAACTCTTCCGTTATCATTCATTAAACTTTCGTAAAAGTCAGAGTAACTTTGGTCTTCTACAGGTTGAATGGTCATTTGAGTTCCTGGAAATTGATTGTTTAATGGCTGCTCTCTGTTGCGTACATAAGCCGTTCCTTCGCTGATTTCAACCAAAGCAGGTAATACGGCTGTTTGATTTTGTTTGTTGCCCCCGTGGTAAGCGTTTTCCGTGCCTGCATTAATGATTGCAAATTTCTTTTGGAACTCAAAGAACTGTTGCGTAGACAATGGATTTGAAATACTTGATGGCTTATATATTTCAACCATACTGTTGTCTTCCAATGTAATACCAGACGGCTTACGTATCCTTACTGTACCTCTTCTGTCGATTAATTTGTAAGATAGATAAGTAGCAGGATCTGTGCCGCCTACAGTATTGTTCAGCAAATAGGTAGTTGATGTTGGAGCATCTGTAATTTCCCTTTCGTTACCATCTATTAGCATAAACTTCCCGATGTTACTGGCTTTCGCCTCTCCAACTGTAACTGTAGCTGAGCCATTAGTTGTAACATTTGAAAATATGTCATCAGTTAAAGTCGCACTGTAGGAAATGATCTCAGTTTCAAAGGATGGGTAATATGTTCCGTCACTTGTTTTTCTAATAGCACGTAGACGATCTCCTTTGGCAAATTCATAAACCAGTGGGGTATTAGGATGAATCTTTTGGTAGGTATATAAACTGCCAACTACTAAATCTAAGTAGTCTTGAGCTTCATCATCATTTACAGCAACCACTTTCTGAATTAGCATTTGAATATAAGTCCCATACACCAAATCAGAAGATCTGACAATCTGATAGTACTTAGCCCATATAGGAGCCTTATGGTTGATTTGTACCGTTATTTTAGAAGCTTTATAGCCTCCTAATTCATTTATGGTACTAATGTTCACAATCAGTGCATCAACAGTGTATACAAGCGATTTACGTCCGTCAAAGTCTTCATACTCTATACCTAGTTTAATGCTGCTTCCAAGCTTAATATTTCTTATAGATTGTCCGGTATCTTTCAAAGTATTGAACTGTACAGGCTGTACGGATGCTGATCCGCTTATATCATTCTGGTTTCTGGTCGCCTTTATGATGTAGGAGAAGGTGACCATATCCGGTGTGACCGTATTGTTGTAAATATTAGTCTCCGGTAGTTCTTCTGTTTTCCTAAATATTCTGCCTGTTCCAATCAAAAACTGTTTTACTTTATTAGCTACGGTAAGGTAAGTATCAGTATTTATCGCGGTGTAAGTGTAATTAAAGTTGTCTGACTGCCCATTGGAAAGAATAAGCTTAAATTGATTACCAGCCTTTACATCACTACCGATCTTTATCGTATGTATAACAAACCTAGAAGGAGACTCTTTGGCTGAGAGGAAAGTATTGACCCCATCTACAGTTGTAATGTCCTCATGAGAAGAAACGTAGTCAGCTGTTCCTTTTGTTAAATTGAAATATGGATCGTTAAATTCATTATCTACCCCATCTTCTATGAATAAATCAGAATAGGTAACGCTTGTAGATACATCAATATCAACGACTGGAAACCCTTCATAAGCATTACTATACACAAGGGCATTCTTAACGAAAGCTTGGCATAATGGCCTCTTTGGGAGAAAGCTATATGGCCTTATAATTTTTGTCTGATCCAGGCTAGCTGCAGCAATATCATTATAAAAAGTATAAGTGTATTGCGTATTATCACTCAATCCAAGCCTCTTCTTATTTACAGTAGTAATCAGAACCCAATTAAGTAGAGAAGTATCATTTACTGCTGCAGAAGTATCTTGCATAGCTACCTCAATTTTAATAACAGTTTTATCTCCTGTACCAAAACTTATCTGCAACGCATTATTATCCGTTGGTATTGCATTCACACCTGTAAATGGCTCGTATGCTGGCAAAGGAACAGCACTAAAGTCGCTCCAATTACTTACTTCTCCATCGTCATATAGAAATCTTACAGCAAACTTATACAACGCGCCATACAGCCTATTGAACTTCTTAGTAGTATCAGAAAAGTAGATAGCAGTAGGAGCAAATGGGTCTGTCTGTTTATACGCATTTATATAAGATTCTAGCACTGTCCCGTATCCAGTGGCAGATTTATCTATCAACTTAGAGATATTCGTTTTACGGGCATTTTCTTTGCCGTCAACCCAATATAACCGCCCTTTTATTACGTCAGCGTGTAGGATAAGATACTCTGGACTAAATCTCAATATTTGAATACCTCCTGTATCCTCTTTGTCGTGAAGGATATTTATAACTGTTTTGGTCAGTGCATCATATTGAAATATACTATCGTTACCATTGTCGTTGTATACCATGAAGTAAAACTTATTGTTCTCTTCATCGTTAGCCACTCCCATACATCTGTTGAATCCAGATGGCAAAGCAAAAGCAATTTCTGTATTGCCCTTCACATTGGTAATTATACCAACGTTACCTTCCCCCTGAGAATGAATATTGCAATTTAATATGTACGTGGCCGCTGTAGGAGGGAGCAACTCCCTGGCTATCGTAGTAATTATCCCATCAGTGAATGTATGGGTATCGACTTGTTTCAGATTTGATGGCATATTAAACTCAATTAATTATACCTCAAATGTAAATATTATTTAAAGGAGTCTTTAATAGTTACTTGGCGAGAAGGATTTGTTCAGTTCTGCTGATGCGTAAAGCGCATTCTGGAAGTTGTACAGTCGCTGCAACTTATTGAAGTGACGTTCATATTCAGAGTTGTTGTATATGGCCATATTTAAATCACCCCTCTCTTCGTAGAACCTTGCTTTAGCCCAATAAGAGATACACATTTCAGCCTCTGTAGGAATTAATTTAAGGCCGTCTGATATACCGTCTGACTTATTCAATTACTCTATTTCAGCATCTTTAGGCACCAAGCTACCTATTTGTATCTCCCCAGTTTTCTTATCTATGTTATAATATCCAGGAGCATACACGCCTCTACCAAAACCGTACAGTTCCCCAAGGAAATTATTCCCTCTAAAACAATTGTAGAATGGGAACATTTGGCCTACATATTCTCCACAAAATATATCATTCACCATTTGTTCAGATTGTGATTGATTTAATCGTTCTCGTTGAACACTCTTGTCGAGACTCAAAACAGCTAAGTGTCCGTTACGCAAGATTCCTACTTTGGTTTCATAAACAAAGTCACTCGGCATTGAAATTACATTATCAAATTCAAGAATTGCAGTTTTAACACTGAAATCCTGATTCAAAAACAGGTTCATTTCTCTCCATCCGGAAAGTAAATGACGTGAAAAAGTAAACTCATATTTCCCAGTACTATCACCGATTCCTGAGGATAGATTAGAAGCGATTGTTTTTATTGAAACCAGAGCTTTTGACATTGCTTATCTTTTTAAAGTATTGGTATCGTCTACCTTATTGTTAATTAAATCTGCTGGCTTAGCTTTTTGTCCTGTGAACCATTGAATACAAACGTCTAAAGCGATTACCTCTGTGGAGGCTATAAGAGGTAATTCATCATCGTCATCCAAGTCTTCTACCCGAACAATATACTCCCCATTCAAAAACTCTGAAAGTACGCCTGTTGGGTACACTTCCATACCATACTGTCCAAGAGGATAGTAAAATCCTTGCCCAAGTAACAAGTCTTTATAATGATGTATTGTACGCCTGTCAGCGTCCATCAGAGGCGAGTAATAGTTGTTACAGTTATCGAATACTGCTCTTACCCCTTCGTTTCCGTACAGAGGTACATAGCCTTTTGGGAGGGTAATACTCGCAACCGGAGTAGTCCTGTCAATAGGAATATTTTTAAACACCCCGTAGAACATGGAAGGTAAATCCCTATTACCCTCCTGCTTTAAAGATATGTTTCTTCCAGAGGTAAGCGCATAGTTAACAGCAGCAGGAATGTAAGCCTCAATATCCTCTCGCTGTACATTCATTTCATCTGTCAGAACACCTCCTGATACAGCTAATAACACACTCTCCTTAAAAACGCCCTTTGTCATCGCTTAACCTTTTGCACCCACGTAAATAGTCTGTCCTTTTTTGTTTGTCCTGGTTCCGAATATAGTTCTAAATTCTTTGGATACAAGACCTTCTGTTGCTCCTGCACCTGCTACCGGGCTTAGTTCATCCACCGGAATAACTTGAATGTTTTCTGCGTAGAGATCAGTAATCTTTGCTACTACCTCTGCTTTTTTTTCTGTTAATGTCATAGTATTTTTATTTTACGTCTGTTTGCACTGTTCTGTTAATTGCTAGCTCAGAGAAAGACTGTGCTAAATTTTCCCGCTGTTCTATACCCATACTTTCTAACATGAAGTAAACAAATAAGTTGAATAAACCTTCTGGAAATTCAATATCAATAGTATTTTCTATATCTAATACCAAGTAATCATTGTCGTCATCTTCTGCGGTAGTAAAAGCTATCTTGGCCTCAGAAGGTTTTTTGCAGTAAATGAAATTAACCGGAATATTGCTTTGTTTCGGTAGCATGGTTATATTCCCATCTGTAAAATAGTATAACGTCTTATTCTTGGTCAAGTTAGGCTTACGTATAGGGCTGCTTAACGTCATTCCGATAGCGTTTACCGTTATTTTATGAGCAGCATACTCTTCGTTCACATTTGGTCTATAATTGATAGCTAACGTCCTGTAATAATCTTCATAAGTTTCTATTATTGATGAAGCGAACAATTTACCTCCGGTAGTAGATACGACTGCTTCTGAAATTATATGATTTATCAAAGCGTCTGTTACCTTCTGATTGTTCTCATAGTTATCGCAAAGCAATGATAATATAGCATACTGTACAGAATACAAATTACTGTTAAACTCAGCAGCAGTAAAGTATCCGGAGGTGCCTGTTTTAGTCAGTACGCTCAGCCTTTCCCAAAGTGTTTCGACTTTTATCATAAACAAATGTACATAAAAAAACAAAAGCCAAGAATCAACTAAGACCCTTGGCTTTAAATCATAACTCAACTCTGTATTCCTATTCTTCGTTCTTACGTCTCAGCCACGCTTTAATCTTATTGAAGTGAGGCATTTCATCATTTCCAGCTTCCTCTTGTAAAGCAGTAATTGCATCGTCACTGGTGTATACTTTCTTAGGAGTAGTTTGCGGTACGTCGCTACCAAAGTTTTTTAAATGATCAGGGAGTTCATCACCTACAACCCTTTCAGTAGAAATAACTTGTGCTGGCTGGTTGGCGGCTTCCATATATCTCAAATCACGCTCAGCCTTTTCCATTGCGCTCAGGTCATTAGTGATACTGGTCAAGATATTCATGTGTTTATTAATATCACTAAAGAAATAGTTCTTTAAAGCCTGTTTAGCATCTTGAGTTACATTTTGAATATCAAGGATGTGTTCTCCCTCGCGTTCTCCACTTACCCATGACCAACGTCTAACATTCCCAATCGTCTGCAGTTTAACAACACCTTTATCGATAAGATTAGTGATCCTTCCATCAATGTATGTAAGCTCCGTATTAGACTTCTCATTGTAAGCCTTAGGATATTTGCTGGCATACTCCATTACATCAGCACGAACGTCGCTAGGGTCTTTCTTATCAACTCCTTTAATACCCAAACCTTTTGCCAGGATAACCAGTCTTTCTTCGTTTAGGTTCTTAGCATGAGACAGCGCATCTGTTAACGCATCAATTGAAGCAATTTTAGCTTGTGAACGTTTTTTAGTATCAATAAATTCGTACTTGGCTTTACCGTTTTTAGTCTTTAACGGAGACAGCGCATTGTTAGGGTTCAGATAAATGAATACCCCTAAGTCAATATTATTTTGGAAAGCAAACGTTGCACCGGTAGTGTTTACGTATCTAGGCTCAAATTGGTCAATAACCCGATCTCCTACAATTTTTGGATTACTACTGTCGGCATATCTAATTTCAGTCTTTAACCCTGTCTTAGGATCTGTAGCCATGAAGTGTGACCGCATACCGCTTGCTTTAGGAACCTTGATCAATCCCCCATTGATATTGTCAACTCGCCTACGGCTTTTCTCTACCTCAAATGAAGGCTTTTTAACTAGCTTATTGTAATCCTCCTTGCTTGCGTATTTCAGCATCAATTCCTCAGCTGATACCTGTTTTCTGTTTTCAAATAGCATATTATAATTCTTTTAGTTGTTGTTTGATTTTAATCTCTTGAATCCTGTTCTGTACAGACTTTTCTACAAACCACTGGATACTTGATCCATGAGTAGCCTTATAGTCGTTCATAAAGTCTACATCTTCCTGATCTAGCTCTATTCTATACGAAGGTCTTTTTGTTTTATCAGTTGCCATACGCCAAATATAATACAAAAAATTGGTTACACACAAATGTGCCTGTTTCCGAAAGTTGTAGGTTTGACTAAAAATAGAAAAGCCCTGCAAGAATTACTCCTACAGGGCTTAGAATTATGAAAAGCTGAATTATGAGGCTGATGTTCCTGCCGGATGGATAACGGCAAATTGCTCTCCTAAAGCAAAGTGAGGCGCAATCTCTGACCTCATGTAAGTGTTCTGAACGTCAAATTCAGATGATTTGGTAACTAACCTGTCGTTACCAGCACCACCATTCACCCAAAGCTCATTCTCACGTGAGTAACCTGCTGTTCCTCTCCATTCATAACCTACATATGGGCGGTATTCTGCAGACTCACCGGCAAATCCGAAAGGAACTGCAACAGCCCAATCTTTTCCACCAATTTGTCCAGCTCCACCGATGTAGTCCAACTCAGGGGCATTTGTTTGTAAGAACGTGAAGTTACCCAAGCCGAAACCTGTAATACCCATGTTCACAAACATACCTTCTTCCGTGAAGCTGCTGTCAAATTTACGTGCATTACGTACACCCTCAGCAATATAACGGTCAGATACACCGATAACCCAATTGTAGTTATAACGGCTTGAGAAGAATTTCTCAATTTTCTGATTGAAATTATATCCCTCAATCAATAGGATTTCCGATGTACCTACACGGATGTCGTGGAAGTAGTTTGATAAAGCGTACAAATCCGCATCATCAAAGTCGGAAGTGTCATACTCCATATCGTAACCGTTTTCCAAAGCGTAGTCAAGTAGACCCTGAGTACCTGGAATTGGAACCTCTGATTTTAATGGATCAGAATAATCAGTCCATCCAGTCGCCTTTTGACCGAACATCCAGATGTGACCTTTTTGTTGCTCCATACGCATTTCAGCGTCTTTCAAGCCTTCTTTGTACATCAGGTTAGTACCAGGCACAACTTGGAATGGTGCGGTGGTAGTTAAGTGAGTACCAGAAGTGATATCTGTTTCTTTCGCAATCCAGAACGTGTTCTGATATTTGTAAGACAATGGACGTAAAGGCTCCGGTTGTCCAGTTCCTTCACCACTCAAAGTGGAGATCCATGATGCTACTGATCCTTCGACAATCTCATCTTCTGGATCAATATCCCTATTGGCCTCTAAAGTGATTTGGTGAGGGTTAACACTACGGTCTTTTTCAATCACACGATACTGAGTACCTTGTATTGCAAATTGATAAACCTCAGTTACACGAGGGCGTGACCAGATGGTCGTTCCTATTACGTTCACAGAAGTATACATGTCGTCTTCCGCTAGAGCAACAACTATCTCTCTACCTGTCGATGAAATTATTTCTCCAACAGTAAATAGGTCTTTAGGACGTGGTTTCTCGTAGTGACCTGTAATAGGGCCTTCTACTCCTTTTTTTACAGGTGTTCCCATACCAAACATCTTTAATTTACTTAAAGTCGTTGGTGGATAACCTGATTGTTTGAAGTAGGTGGATAACAGCTGAGGGTTATCGGCTAATAGTGTTGAACCTAGTACAAATACGTCTCCCTGTGCAGATTCAATGTGCGAAGGGGCGGTGCTGTCGATAGTTGGCATATTGTTTATAAGTTTTGATTTCTTGTGAATAATTTAATTATCTGCCTGTGGCAACTTTAGTCAAGAAATCGCTGTATTCTTTTTGAGAGTTATCGACAATAACATTGGTTGATTCCGGTGGAAGACCTGTTCTGTTCTCATACTTATTGACCATTCTTTCTTCTGTTAATGCCTCAGCATGTTTAAAGATAGATTGAGCAATGGTATCGAAGTTCTTTTCCAAATAGTCTGCCCTGATATACTTCTCTGCCAGAGCAACATTTTCGTCATTTACTTCCATACGCCCATCTAAGAAAAATGATTCAAGTTTTACAGGCAATTGAGACTTAAACTCTGCATTGTAATCAAAGTTAAGTTTGACTGCTTGGTCGCCTTCTTTACCGTTTAGATTTTTCTCACCTAAACCGGATATTTTTTCTGATATGGTTGGTATGATCTGCTTTACAGATTTTTTATGGTTCTCAGCATCTGCAATCAATTGGAGCCTGTTAGTCTCTGCTTGTACTGCTGCTGAATTATCAACTGTTGTTAAATCTTTTTTAAACTCTTTCAGAATCTTGCGATCCTCTAACGAACTTACCCGGAGCTTTTCTTCAAGCCTTGCTCTTTCTGGTGTGCCTGGTTCGTAATCTTCAATAGGAAAATCTTCCTCTACGATCTCTTTAGCAATTTTTGCATCGTAACCGTTTTTAACCATGACCATTACTTTAGCGTCTACTGGCGAAAGCTCATCAATGTTTAAACGGCTGATCTTAGTGAAGTTTTCAATTTCATCTGCAGATTTACCAGTTCTTACCATTTCGTTAAGAGTCTTCACATAGTCGTTAGCGAAAGGGTCTACCTTAAGCTTTTCTTCCAGTTCAGTTTTGGTAGTTAATAGCGTGTCGTATTCTTTGATCTTAGGAAGGGCTAGTTTAAAACTATCCACATCTGTAAATAATCCTTCTGAGGTATCACTCAGAAATTTAGAATAGTCAACCGCCACTTCTGCAGTTGGGATAACTGTTTCTGCTGCTACATTGGTTTTGTCATCAACTATTGCAGTTGAATCTGGTGTTTCAGTACTCGTGTCGGCAGGTTTATCAGCAACTATTTCAGCTGCTGGCGTTTCTGTCGGAGTCTCCGTAGCAAACCTTTGTGCTGCATACTCCATTACATTGTCTCCTTCTTGGCTCATATCTTTTCAATTTTCTTGATCAAAAGTATAAGCTTTTTATTTAATAACCAAATTAGGCCATTTGAGGCTGTTGTTGCTCTAACGGCATCTGACCTTGCTCTTGAGGATTTTGTTGCTGCTCAGGGCTTGGTTGTGGCTGTGATTGCTGAGGACTGACTATCTGTTGAACCTGTTGGTTGTTACTTGCTATTACATCTGGAGCTATGCTTACATTGCTAATCTCATCAGGTTTCTTTGGAGCTATCAAAGCAGACAACAACATTTCATTTTGTTTCAGTAAAGCAGCAAGTAACGTATTCTGATTTGTAGCATCAGCTTTTGCAGCAAGAGCTTCCTGATCCATTTGACCTTTCATCTGAGCAGACTGTTGCTGTACCTGAGCATTAGCTTGTATATCGGCTTGTTTAGCTGCTTGTGCTGCTTGTTGTTTCTTAGCCTCAATCTGAGCCATCACGTACATAGCTTCATCAATATTACCAGCCATCACTTTACGATAAACATAGAGGTACTCACTCATCGTTAATCCTTGTGAGCCGCCTGTCTGATCCCCTAATGCTTTTTGGTTAGTGATGTTTTGCATTAGATTTTGTTTTTCCTCCTGAGAAGCTGCAATCTCAATTTCTAAGTTGAAGTCCCAATTGTCAAAATCCTTACCGAGATTAAACACGGCCATGTTCTTGCTACCTAATAATGAGTAACTCACTTTAACATCCTTGTCTTTGGAAACTATCTGCCATTTCTTAATGATATCATCAAATGCAGCTTTAAATACATAGTTGTACGCGTTGAAAGTAGGATACAATGAAGCATTGGCTGCTTGGAAAGCTAGTTTTGTTTGACCCAGCCCTTGGTAAGCCGAAGTACCTCCTGCATCTGCACCGTTTTGCATACCTAATACTTCGCGAAGCTCATTTACTTTCTCTGCGATTTGATTACCATATACAGCCAGAATACCTGCTATTTTAGATACATCTATGTAATCAATAGGTTTCTGGCCTCCGGCCATATACAGCGGCTTACCATGCGTATCTAGCGCATTATAGTAAAGTATACCTCTCTCCTGTAGACCCTGTAAAATATCTTCTGGTTGCTGCAGAATCCCATTCAGAAATACATTCTCCAATAGATCTTTTTGAATAGCAAGTCCTGGGGCTGCAGGTATCGTAGCAAGGGCATTTCTTTGTTTGACAATCGCCATATCAATATCATCAACAATAGCTATTGCTCTTTCAACAAGAGAAGCATTTCCTGTTTTAGCAAAGAAGAAGTCTAACCTCGGAGTTTTGTTACCGTCCTCGCCATAATACACAACATCTTTGCATATTCCATAGTCAAGAAACATATCAGTCCCAATAATCCAGCTTGAATAGTATTTACGGATTACATTTTTCTGAATCTTTTTGTCTCCGCTTTTCTCAGCCTTTTTATCGATGTTGTAGTTGTAAGGAACTGATTTGAATCTTACCTGACCTGTACCAGTTACATTTTTAATATTCGTTTCTATATCTGTACTGAGCCACTGAGAATCAAGTACCATGATTTTAACCCGGCTAATTGGGTCAACATCTATATTGGAGATATAGTTAGGATTTACGTTTGTTTTGTAGTAACCTCCATTGATAGCCGCTGTGTATTGGGGGTTCATCCATGAGAATGATTTAGCTAAGTACATCAAATCAACAGAGGTAAGGCTAGGATTTTCTTTCCTTATTTCAGCTATACTCATGATTCTTATTTCTGCAGCTCTGGTAATATCGTTGAAGTCGTTGTGTTCAGAATAAGGGATCAATGCACGGTCTAAAATAACTCTCCTAATTTTAGGAAGCATAGTTGATTTCTCAATGTATGTTTTCCATCCACATAAGCTAGTGACAATCAAATCATCAAATGTGGCATCCTGTAAAACTTTATAATTTGAAACCAACTTAGTCTTCTGGCAGGCAGCTTGACATGCTATCTCCCGGTGCATTGTATAGCCGCCAATCTCAAAGTATGTCTTCACATCTTGAGCTGTACGTAGACCCATTTCCTCCGGGTTGATAGGTGTATTTGGAGTAAATCCCACCTGCCTCATGAAATTCTTGTTGTTTTCATCGATAAGGAACAGCAGCATTTCCTTATCGGCTTCTTTAGCTGCAATACTGTCGTCGTCGATACAAGTAACAGATACATCGTATTCCTGGCTCATGTTCTTCTCCCTCATTACGTCAAACATTTGAGGAAGCTTATAGTAAGTATCAAATGAGATATTCATCTTAGTGATGAACTTACCGTCTCTATTTTTACGTTTAGCACCGATTAGATTTTCCTTTACCTTGTTGGATGATTGCTGTCCTGTTGCGTAAGCCCTGAGTTCTTGGAACGTTCTTTTTGAGCCAAACTCAAACGGCACATAACAATAGTTGTTCGCATAGTCTGAGAAAAACGCATTGTTGAATGCCAAAAAATAATCCTTTTCAAGCTTAAGTTTGGGGTCTATGTCTTGGGATGGATAAGGATTCTTGAATTGGCATTCAACATACTGATCTGGCTTAAGATATTTCATATTCAACTAAAGTTTAGTCAAATATCATTAATTTTTATTTAAAACCTATTTGTGACGAAAGAAGGATGTATTGTTCCTGATGTCGTATTTTTTAAATTCAGTGTTTATTTTGGAACCATGTCTAAGTTTTTTACCAAAATCAGTATAAGCAATATAATTGAAAATAGGCATGTCTGTATAAACATTACTTTCTTTATGATCACTATACCATTCTGCCATTAACATAGCGAAATGTTCCACTATTGACGCTTTTCCTCCCACTATTCCCGCATTTAATAACGTTTTGTTTTTATATCGTTCATAAAAGGAATGATAGCTTGGGTCAATAATATCATTGTTATGATTTTCTTTAAGCCATTTGCATCCTACTATTTGCTTTTCATCCCCTACATATAGATAATCACTCAAATCACATAAAAATGGGTTATTTAGCATCACTACGTCTGTTGAGTCAACCATAAACACCTGATCGTATCTGTTTTCACTCAAAAAGTAGTATAAGCTGATCCATCGTTGAAAATACGGATTATGATTAGATTTCACTTTTACATATTCAACTTCCTTTGTGTTATCTATATCAAAACAATCATTAATAATAATCAACTTTTGTCCCTTCATCGATTTTATTAATTTTTCAAGCTTAGTATGGTCTGCCTCCCAATTACTTTCCAGTTGAGGATCTTTAATCCCGGTGAAGAATGTAGTTATTATAGCCGTTCTTAATGGCTTATATGGATAATATTTCTTGCTCTTTTTGTTTTCAGCCAGTAGCCTGTCATTTATTTTTATTCTAGCTCTTTTAGCTTTAACTGTACTCACAACCTCCTTAGCCCAATCCATACTGTGAAATAAATCCGAACTGTTATATATATCTTGGTATGGATGCTCCGTCAATCCTGCGTTATAAGTCCTATTGGAGAAGTCAACATGCTCGTGTGAATATTTTCCGTATCTAACATCGAATCCCCCTATTACATCTAATACTCTACTTCGTATGTACAGCATGCACCCACATGGGTGAGAATACCTTGCTATACCAGAAACTACATTGATTAATTTATGTCCATTGTATTCCCCTGATTTAAGCTGATCGAAGGTGAACATTAAGTGATTGATACCTGATTCAATATAAGGCGTATACCAGTCCTCAGCAATAGGATATATATCATCATCAGATAGAAATATATGCTCGCAATCGTCCAGTAACTCTAAACATTTATTTTTTACAACAGCTATACCGGCATTTTTTTCAAATCTATAATGTGAATCTGGAATAGGAGTATCACTGGCATCGTCAACAATTACCAGTTTACTATTTTCCGGCATTTTTGATTTCCATTTGTGTATGGTAGGTAACGCAACTTCATTCCTATTGTGGCAACTTATTGCTACTCCTATTTTATACTGCATATTCTTGATGATGTACAATGGTTGATTGAGCTTGCGCTTTATATGTTGATCGTGGTTGATTAGCTGCAAACTCACACCAGCCTGTACTTACACCTAAATCTTTCTTACCCCTATTAGCCCAATTCATACTTAAAAGCTGTTCTAATACTCTTGGATGATCTATAGTCCCAGCCCATTTAGCTGATAATGTCGTGAGGAAACTAAAATAAGTGTCTATGTTCCCTATTGTCGCACTTACCCCTTCTTTTTCCTGTTGCCCTTTAGAATTTCTCTTATCAGTTGGCTTGTCCATAAGATATAACTCATATCCCCTCATCTTTAAATAACTATGACACGCCCCAAATCTATCTTTCTCCGGTAGAAAATCAGTACCATAATATACCATTGTCAAGATTACATCTTCAAAAAAATCATTAGGATCATTCTCTCTGTTTAAGTAATCACAAACAATTCTGTTAGTAATGAAATTTGCCCCTCCATCTACAGGGTCACCTATCCTCCATTTTCCATCTGGATCATTGGATTGATAATAATTTACTTCACTACCATCTATGTACTCATCAAGCATTCTTTTTACTGTTATAGCACCCTGAGAAGGATCAGATTCTAATGTTGACTGTTGTTCATAAGGATCTAATCCAGATTTAAAATAGTTAACGTTCCCTGGTTTATGGGCAATAACGCCTTTCACCTTACAATTAGCCTCTAATCCGAAATCACTTGGATGTTTTGATATCATCCATTTACCATTAGAATTTGGTTCCCATATCACTTGAGTGTCCCTTTTTTCGTCCATCCACTTCAGATTACCTCTTACACATAAGCTTTTTGGCGCATCATGAAGAACATACTGTTGTCTTCTAGCCAACTTCTCTATATCAAATTGGCTTCCCTCATTAGTGTTTTGGAATACATCCTCTATGGTCTCAGCGTTCATACGCATATATTCAATCTTTCCCTTGATATCTCCTTGTTGAATACGCATGGCAATCTCACTTCTATTTCTCTCTTTAGCCTCCTCACTTTTAGGGAATCCCCATTTATCTATAGGAGCGGCATCTAAACTTCCCCTAAATATCCTATATAGTCCTGTAAGAGTTTCTCCATTACTCTTTCTGTTTGCAGGATCACTCTGCGCCCACATTTGTTTAGCCACCCTTAATGTTTCTCCACCTTTAAGCTCCTCTACGGTCGAAGTAAACAATGCTTTACCTAGTATTTCATTTGTGATCTTATTATACATTGCTTGCTTAACAACTCCCCAAGCATACAATGGATTCATCTGTTCCATTTTACCCCATTCGTCCATATAATATCTCCCAAATGTTCCTGTACCAAAAACATGTGGTTTAGTAGCCCCGTAAACTATAGAGCTATCCAGCGGTGGGTATTCATAATCCTCATTTATAATTGCAGCTGCACCATGCTCAATTTGATTCTTCATCATCTTCTCTTTGGATAGAGTTTCTCTTTGATAATCAAAAAATAACCCATCCTTAGGGTCAACACTTCCTCTATTTGTAGCCCTCATGAAAAACACCATTTCGTTATGAGCATGAAGAATTCTTTTGTATGCATTTTCATAAATATCAGTCTCGTTTATCGACTGCATTGGGCACTTAACCTTCTGAACCCTAGTTGCATACTCATATAAGCAGCATATTGCCTTTTCTGTCTCGCCTACTTGGCGACATTTAGCTATAAGCAATCCGTAACACTTGGGATCATGTACAGCCAAAAACCACATTATAAAAAAATCTAAATCAAGCTTTCTAAACATCATTTTACTTGCCGATGTTGATGACCAGTAATTCAAAAAAAAATAGAACACACCTGTTATATAATATTTCTTACCTTTAATAAACATCCATATACCGTTAGTCCTTCTTGAGTATTCTCCATCTATAAAAGCATCCCTTTCTTTTATAGGCCATTTTTTTAAATCAGGAGGTATATATGTATAGCGAAAAACCTGCCTTTCTATGGGCAGGTCATGATTTAAAATAAGTTCATCTATAGGTGGTTCTGGCAGAATGGCTTCATACCCATAGACAGGATATATTGGAGACATATTTGTGAACTTCATTTCGTAATTAGGCAATCCATACAAATCAATTGTATTTTCTGTTTTTATTATATTATCCCATTTACTTTTATTCTCTATCCTCATAATGGTAAATGAATTTGTGTAGGTAAAATTTTATTATTCTTTTTTAGATTATCCAGCTTCCATAAAGGTTGTAAATTACGATAATGACAAAGATGTTTTACTTCTTCCACATTTTTTGCAGAATGTATTGGTATTTTATGGTCTATATGTATTTCTGAACCTATTTTTTCCCAAGACATTCCTTCTGTAAACTGCCTCTCAATATGAGCTTTTGCTGTTTTAAAGTCACATCCTAATATTTCAAATGATTTACCTGTTTTTCCCCATCCCTTTGACTGAAATGCCCTATAAACCCCTGATCTAAGTAATTCTTTAAATCTATGTAATGGATCAGATTCCCTTCTTTGTTTGGAAATCTCCCTCCGCCTCTCTTTGTAATCTTGAAGATATTCTTTTCTCCTTCTTGAATTTTCAGGATCTAAGCTGTATTCCTTTGATTTTTTGTTTAACCTTTCCTTATTTTCCTTTTGCCACTTTTGCTTATATAATCGCTGTTGTTCTCTGACCTCTGATTTTTCTCTTTGTTTTTTGGAGTAAATTCGTTTTTTTTCCATAGACTCAGGATTTACTTTACCTTCTCTACGTCTTTGCTTTGCTTTTTCTTTTAAAACCTCTTTATTTTTATCATATAATTCTTTGAATATGTTTGGGTTTTTAGATTTTTTATTCTCATAACTCTTCTTGGTTATTGCTTTAACTTTATCTGGATTATGATCTCTCCAATTTTTTGCTCTAGCATTTGCTTCTTCCCTCGTTGGCTTCTTTAAATGTTTTTTATGACACTCTTTGCAATCTGACTTACATCCGTCTGCCACTCTATTTTCTTTATAATAATCTTCTTTTGGTTTAGCTATACCGCATTTTGAACATACTCTCATATAACCTGTCTTTTTACTGAATACTTTTCAGGGTAACTAATGATACGTTTTGACTCAACTAAAGCTGCTTCCCTAGCACTTTTAGAATCAGGGAATATGATAGCCTCAAGCTCTTTCAAATCTCTTCCTACAGCCCTTAAATCCTGTTTAATTTTAACTCTTTTTTTTAGATAAGCATCATCAGTCTCCCCCTCTTTTTGTGGTTTAACGGACTCAAATGTTAGGAATGTAAAAGTGTCATTTGCCGTAACCCATTCAGTCCAATCAGTATTATGAAGCATTTGTAAGTACCTGGCCTTACACATAGCTACTCTTTCATGTTTGTAATAGAAAACTTCTATAAAGAAGTCTTTTTGTTCGGGTGTTTTAACGGGTATATCTAAAAAATCAAATAGAGAAGTTAGCATAGCCTCCCTATCGTTTATTTTAATCATAGGACTTTCAACATCACTTATAGCTATTGCAATTTTTATCTCGTTATCATCGGTAATTAATTTAAATTCTGGAAATGCTGACAATTCCGGGAATTTATTAAGCATAGATTCTTCTTTACTACATTTAGTAAAATCTATAAGACATTTGCTAAAATCAAAATTATACATTTACCAATCTCCTTTTCTCCAAGCTTAGTTGCTTAAAATCGAATCCCTCTTCGCAGATGAAGTGAATATCTTTCCGTTGAATGAGATGTAGTATTTTGTCGCTGATGATTTGATGGGTTTCAAATTCAAGTTTTTGGCATAACCTGGGATCATAAACTATTTTTTCATTCAGATTTAACACCTGCGTACAATCTGTTTTTTCTTTGTGCTGGAGATATCCCCTGCATCTTGTTCCTGCCAGTAATATTTTACCGATCTGATTTTTCTTTGTCTTCTTTAATTTAAACTTTGGAGCGATTGTTACCAATCCTGATGAATGCTCTATAAATTCCTTACCGTCTTCTCTGAGGATATCAATTTCTTCCGGTTCAACCAATAGATATCCGTTAAGCATTTTCTTTGGCTTATTTTCTTCCCCCAATACCATCTGAAGCATGTCGTATTTAATGAGGTACATTTCACCAAAATCAGTTTCGACAACCATACGTTCGTCTTTAGCTTTTTTATGAGCTAAGTAAGTAAACATAACCCTGTCTCCCTTCTCAACTTCCATGTCTACATCATAAAGCACTGAGTCCGCTGTCTCCTGAGCTATATGCCTATGAATGCTGATATTTATTGGCACTGCTGTTCCATCTATAATAGCGAAACATGAGTTCTTTTTTAAGCTATCTATCTCTGTCAGGTTAAATCTTAAAGAATCAGGCACTGAGTATACGGTTCCCATTACGCTTAAATTACGCTCTTTTATGGAAATCTTCTCTCCTTTTTCGTATTTAAAGTCAGGAGCAATAAGTCCAAGCTCTTTTCCAGCGATTTGATAGGTTTCTACTTGCGGATCAGGAAGGACAAGGACGAAGTTGCTCATGCACTTAAACGTTTTCAAATTTATTTTCATCGTACAGCTACTCCTTTCAATTCTCTTAATGTAAATCCTTCCGGGTGAACATCATAAATTTTTCCGTCTTCAAAAAATAAAGCATGGACAAATATTTTGTCTATTTTAATCACCCGGCTTTTTATTTTTGATTTGAAAATCTTAGAATAAACTTCTTTCTTTTCAACTTTGGTATAATTCTCCAATTCATCTTCATAAACCTCAAAAGTAACAGGGACAATTAGCCCACCTTCTGATCTTGTAAAACTTTTAGCCTTGTTCCTCATAACTGCTTGGTCTTCCATATAATTCATTTAATAATTTAATCATGTCAGTATTCATAACTCCATCTGCTGTACTAAAAAACTTTTTGTTCTTTAGCCTTTCTTTTAGCTGATGGTATTTCATTGGCACATGTATCTTGTAATCGCCTCCATATTCTCCTGGTACTCCATTAATATTGCAATAAATACTTTTTATCACGTATCCGAATGGAACTTCCCAATTCATACACACAAATGTAGCAGAAAATTTGCGCTTGTTGTAGATGATCGGAAAATGGGTATCGTAGTCCAGTGTGGGCTTGCCTTGTGATAGCAAATACTTCCGGCTATGATTAAGCGAACGTCTATAGTCAACGTTCGCCTTTTTCATCGTATCCATCAGCTCACCTTTGTGCAAATAGGGAATTGTTTCAAGTTCCTCAAGAAGATAGTGGTCATCATTCATGAAGATAAAGTTCTCTGATACCCGGTCATCATTGCAAGCAGCAAGTATCTTTCGATATATATTCCTCTCCTTCCATTCTTTTCCTTTTTCATCTTTGCAATGGATGTATTTTAAGCCTTGTAACGAGTTTATTTTTTCTCCACATATAAACACTTCACTTTCAAGTTTTAATTTATCTTGCAAGCTCCTAAGTGCGTATACCAGCTCTGTATTACCATACTTTGATTCTGACTTTATTGGAATAACTACTGAGATCATGATTTTAGAATAATACTTGTTGAATATTGTTATAGTGTGTTGGTTCATTTGTCCATATTCCTTCTGTGGTTTTATTTAAGCTACCATGACAAATACCTATAGGCACAAAGTTCATCCATGTTGCTTTCATATTCTCACATACTATTACTTGTCCTTCTCTGGATTTGCACCAATTAGCTAAAGATATAAAATCTATTTTTTTGTTATTCATCACATATGACTGTCCTCCATATTGGTATGGAGGGTCAATAAAGTGAGTTGCAATTTTATTCTCGAGCTCGAGATAATCTGTGCAGACAAATTTCCAATGTTTTATTTTCCATATATTTTCAGCTATCCTCTGTAAATTGAATTTTATATGATTATGTCTATCTGTAGTTTTTCTGTATCCGGCCGTAAGGCGAGGACGTTCAGCACCACACCCAATTATAAAACCAAATAAATCTTTAGCTTCTTGACAATCAAATTTTATGTCCTTCAATAAATCTCCATGCTTAAGTTTATGTGGCATTTTCATTATATCATTTGAAGAGCAGCTTTGTAACCATTTCCAAATATTTATAATTACCGGATACTTATCTACTAAAATTACCTCCTTTTCAAAATATTTTAAAGAATATCTAGCAGTGCCGGCAAATGGTTCTATAATTAAGTCATGTTTAGGCTTAGGATATAAGTCAACTAGATTTGTTTTTGCTCCATAATAACTCCACATGCTTATTGTCTCCTTTTAATCTGTTTGTTTGCTGGGGTGAATACCGGGGGAGGAAGATAACTGTAGTCTATGTTTAATTCTTCTGAACTATAGCACTCTATCTTGTAGCTTATTCCTCCTGGATTATTTAATGTTTGTATAAACTTTGAAAATGGAATTACTTTTTTGAATTTTGTATAGTCATCACTGAATAGGAAATCATCAAAATTATCTATCCTTTTCTTTAGCATCACGTAGAATTTATACAAATCTTCTCTGTCATGCCGAATAGTGTAATAAGTGTTGAAATCCAAAGAACATAGCTTATTAAACATTTCCTTTTCATACTCATCATACACGCCTTTCATTTGCTATCAATAATTTTATTCAACAATATTTTTTCATTCTTTAGCTCCTCAATCTCTTTTTTTAGAACCAAATTCTCTCTTGCAGATTTCCTGAGTAGTAATTTCATTTGATTATTATTGGATGCTATTCTGCTAAAATAATCAAAGGATGAATTTAATACCTTCAAACGCTCATGTTGCTGGGTTGATCTTTCTGTTGGAGGATTTTTTTCTAAGTGAATAAGTAAATCGCTCTCCATTTCTGCAACAACCCCTTTGGCTATCATGATCTTCATCCAATTATCAACATGATCGTCAAGTTCTGCTAAATAAACCTCAGAAAGCCCTAAGTAATAAATTTCTGTTGGAGTCAGCTTCTGTTCTCTCCATTCGTCTTGTTCGTGTGCCATATCAAAAAGGAATTTCTGCTCCAGTCATTTCGGATGTTGTAAAATCTATCTCCTGCAATACAGGGATATCTTGCCATTTATAGGAGAAATAATTTTCAATGCCAATAGTCTCATAATATCTGCCTTTTCTGAAATCTAATTTTATCTTCCCTTGAATAGCTCCGATCTTACCTACATCTTCTGGTTTAACTTTATTGATGTATAAATCTACTCCTGTTTTGTTTTTATCCGGCCAGTCAACTGTGATAATTGACTTCCCATTGGCATTCCATGCGCCACCTCCTTTTATCTCATCAGCGGTAGGTACTTTTCTCTTTGGTGTTTCGCCTTTTCCTAACGCAGGAATGTGTGCCGGTTTCACTGCATGGGCTATAGTATGAAAATGAACCTGATTATCTTCTGAAAGCTCATTTCTTATACTCAGCATCTCATCTAAATAAGAATCTTCCCGTCCAGAATACAAATGTTTAAAATTCTTCCAGCTATCAGCAAGTCCTGTGTCAAGCTTATGTCCATCCGGTGTACGAAACTCAATTACCTTCTCCCAAAATGCTAATGGAGTAATCCCTTGCTTGAAATCTTTCTTTTTAAAAATATAGAAATGCTCAAGTATCCAATTCAAGTGTGTACTAAACTCAGCCTCCGTTATTTTATTCTGGTATTTGTTACTGAAATCTTTACCACATCTCATCTTGATTAACTTCTGCATAGTCTCCTTGTCTGAACCTAAATCTGGCACGTATAGGCCGTGTCTCTTGCCGTATCTTTCTGAAAGACCCATGAGTACCTCTAAAGCAAAGTAAGTCTTTCCAGAGGCAGGAAAACCTGTCCAATCGGTAACTCCTCCTTGCTTGTGTGTATAGTGTTCATTAAGCGACCTAAAACACGTTGGTAATCCTGGATATCCATCATGCTCCAAATAATCAGTCATTGGAGCGTAGAAATCATCATATCCTAAAACTTTTATAGAATCAGATGCCTTTTCTGCTGCTTCTGCCATTATGGATTCCAAACCGCTCCTGTCGGGTTTCTTATTGACCAAATGATATTAGCTATTCCTTTGTCTTTGTCAAAATCCCACTCGCCAGTAAGAAATTTATCAACTATCTCAGATACTCTTTCTGCTGTTACATCAGGACATAGTCTTAAAATATGCTTCGACCACGTCTCTATTTGCGATTCATCTAAAGGATACGATAAAACCATATCTAGCCTCCATACCATTTTAGCTATCTCAAATTCTTTCTCCTTAAGAGCTAAATTTTGCTGCTGTTGTTGCTCTAATGCTTTGTTTTCCTGTTGGTTTTCCATCGTTTTTATTTTTTATTTCTAAAATTATCTCATTGAATTTTGATTCCAACATGGATAAATCTTTATCCTTATAAAAATCAGGTAAGTGTAAGCACATGTATTTAAAAGCATTCACTACAGATTCATCAGAGACAGCGCGACCTTCATTTTTTAATAAAGTTTTGAATTTACTGATGATTGATATTACTTTTTTCCCAGATGTAGCATTAAAAGTAAATCCAATATGAAATTCTTTAAGCCAAAAATCTATAATCTGTCTATAAGATTCATTTTCTGGTTTAGCTGTAGATACATTCTTTGATTTAGAAGATTTTTTTTGTGCAACAGAACCTTCCAAAGGAAGTTCTGTAATAAAAGAATTATCTATTGTATTATTAACTGTATTACTATGTATAAAGGAATCTTTAATAGGGTCTTCAACTTTTGTTTTATAGGGTCTTAAAGAAAAGTTTGCGAGGGTCTTTAATATTCTTTTATTACCTTCTTCTGAATTTATCACACTTGAGATATACCCTTTCCTAACTAAGGAGTTTATCACCTCACTAACTCTCACTTTAGATACTCCAAAAAAATCAGAAAAATACTCATTGTTTGCAAAACATCCATCTTCATTATCTAGGCTAAATATCTCTACATAGAAAACTTTCTCCTGTAAAGTCATATCCTTACTTAACCAAACTTCTCTATCTATCCATATACCCTTGAAATCTCTTTTTTGATTTGCCATTTTCTTTAATTTACTAAAGATTCTATTCTTGTTTCTAATTGGGTTTCGATAGCAAAAATCATAACCTCGTATCTTGCAATATCATTATGCTTCCCTTGAATTATCGATATCCCCAGTATTTCTGAGAACTGATGATTATAACATTCTGATAGCTTTTTTAAAAAGAAATCTCTTAAATATATTAGCGTTTCAATTTTTAATTCGTTTAAATTTTCCATCTGTTATTGTTTTTAAAACCGTTTCTTGATAAGAAACCCTATTTTAGGATTTCCCTAAGCTTTTTCTGTTTATCTTCCGATAGATTCCTAGTGCCCTTTAGACACATGTAAAAATAATTTGGCTGTACTCCGATCTTCTCGGCAAGGAAGGATTTCTTAAACCCTGACCCTTTTACTTTTTCTCTTAAAATTCCTGTCATGAAGCAAATGTAGTGTAATTATTTATAATCACAAATATTTTTCAAATAAAAACCCCGACTATCTCACGACTGCCGGGGTCAGACTACTGTTTAACGTTTCTTAAAATCTGTTTGTGAGGTTTGCAAAGGTATTCCCTGTATCTGTCATCATGTAGTAAGTTGACTTCTTATACAGCGGTATTATGCGTTCTCCTGCATCGTAAAAGATAAAGGCGTATATTTCATCGGAATCGTACCGTGATGCCTCTAAAGCCCTTAAAAACTCTTGTGAATGATGTACGTTGTGTACAAAGTTGTAATCCTGACCAAGACAAGAGTTATTCTCATTGCCTTCACTGGTAATTCTTCTTAAAATGAACATAATGTATAAATTTATTTATGAATGTATGATTCAAAGATATGTAAAATTACATGACAAAAAAAAGCCTACCCGAATTAACGAATAGGCTTTAAATCTTGGGCAACAAGCGATATGAGAGTTTTATCAAGCCGAAGTATCTCATATCTACGGCACCAAGTGACAAATGTACAAAAATATCAGCGTTCCGAGTAGGGTTCGAACCTACGACCTATCGATTAACAGTCGATTGCACTACCGCTGTGCTACCGGAACAAGTGTACCCTACAGGATTTGAACCTGTGACCGACTCGTTATGAGCGAGCTGCTCTGCCAGCTGAGCTAAGGGTACGTTTGTTTTCCTACATAGATTCGAACTATGATTTTCAGAACCAAAATCTGACGTGCTACCATTGCACCATAGAAAAGTATTGTAGCGCAAGCGAGACTCGAACTCGCAACCTCCTGACCCCAAATCAGGTAATCTAACCAATTGATATATTGCACTATTTGCAGGCATAGCTGGATTCGAACCAACACTGTAGCTTTTGGAGGGCTATAGACTACCGTTATCGTATACGCCTAAATGAAAAAAGCCTCTTAGAAATAATCCAAGAGGCTTTGATCGTATATTTTTAAAATCTACATACCAGTTCCCCCTAGAATACTATTCCAGTTATTGGGTTGCTGTTGTATATTTATTGTTCTCATGTCACAAACATAGAGTAAAAATTCACAATTTTATAATATTATTGTGAAATAATAAAAAAGCCCCACCGTTAAGTGAGGCTTTAGTTCCCTGAGACATTTTCTCATTCAAGGGATCATCTGTCATTTAAAATTGTATATCTTAAGCGTCCACTGGCTCACCAGCTTCTTTTTCTTTTAATGCTTCAACCTCAGCTTTGCTAAGTGTTGCTCCGGCCATCCATTCTTTAGTCAACACCTGCAGATCGTTGCACATTTCTTCCAGATTGACTACCAGAGGGAATTTGTTCTCTGCGTGACGATCTAACGCGATAACAGGAGTCTCAAACTTAACCTTGAAAGGCTTGCCGAACTCTTCAATCAGCTTGTAACCATATAATTTTACGCTTTCTACGTTTGCATTACCGCCAAACACGGCTTTCGTTACGTTTACTCCATCAAATCGCTCATCTTCGTTGTATTCAAACTCACGGAAGTATTTGTCGTAGTCCATATTCTCATCCAGATCAATCGAATGGCCGACAAGGGTAGTTCCGTACATCAGCATCGGTATTAAACGATCCCAAGCATCCGAAAGCTGCTTATTGATCGGCTGGTCGGACTTCTTTGAATGCTCTGCATTGAACATCTGTCTTTCTTTGTTCTGTTCTACAGCGGAATAAGTTACCTTAACATACTGTTTCTTGCTTTTTACTGTTACCTCTAACGATTTGTAATTCAACATAATTTTTGCTTTTAATGTGTGATCAAATTTAATTATTATTTTGTGTTATTTTTATTTCTTTTGCTTTTTTCCGGATCAGGTTCCGGTAAGTCTATTCCTAAGAATTGGCCTGCCCACATCCTTATTTTTTCTGTGTATTCATTGAATTGTATTGTTGTCAAATCAGCCGTACTCATGACTTTGGTCATTACTTCTCCGGTTTCTGGATCAGCAACAAGACCACCGTCCTTATCCTTTATCTCAGTCTTTAAATACTTCTTGGCCATTTGATCTTTAACATCTAGCATTTCCATCCCTGTCTCTTCGGCTATAATACTCATATACCAATGCAAGGTGCTGTTCTGATCTACGCTTCTTTTAGTGTAGTAGGTCTCATAAGTAACCAGCACCCGTACTGACTTACCAAAGTCCTGTAGATTTTGCTTTACAACGCCTCTATTGAGGTGAACTAGCTTCGGATTGTTTGGATCGCTTAAATCCAGGTCGGCTATTGAGGTGCGTTTCATAATAGTTTTCGTTTTTTAGCTAACCAATTATCAAGTAATTTTTCATTTACTAATTTATCCCCAGTTTCCAATATATAGTTGTCAATACAAATTTTAGCAAAATGTTTATTCAATGAATCCATCATGTCAAACATTTCAACTATACTAAAATCATTTGACCCAACTACATCCATGTGCTTATCTGTCGAGTCTGGTGTAAGGGTTATTACACACTTCCTAATTTTTCTTTTACCAAATTCAGGTTTTATTCCAAAACCAGTGCCTATTCTTGCCATCCTACTTAACTTTTAAAGTGAACAATATACCCAGCAACTCCAACGTGAAGAAGCTCTTGTCAAAACCTACCGAAGTCAAACTCAGATCATCGTACTCCTCCGCTATATCTGCCTCCAGTTCAACTAACTCTTTCTTACTGATCTCTACAGTCACATACTTGTTCCCGGAGAACTCAAGCAGCTTGTTCGCTACTCTTTCAATGTTGTCTAAAATTCTCATGCTATTTGGTTTTAGGTGGTTCTGGAATCATTTTAATGCAGTAGTGAGTGAAATTTCTACCGAGTACTTTTCTAAGCGTTTCATGGCACCAAATGTTAGCAACTCCATTCCAGTACGCACAATCAACACCTTGTCCATCATCACACCACAAGTATACCATTAACGAATTTGATGGCCAGTTTACAAAAGGTATCAATGGTTCCCATTTAGGCTTGAACTGTTCTGCATAATCTTGCATCATTCTGATAATAATACTCTCTACATTCTTGCCCCCAAAATATTGGTGACCATTTTCCTCTATTATTTCTTCTGCTGTTTTCATTTTATTGTATTTTAAAATTTGAAACTTCAATCCATTTTGGAAGGTTATCTGGAAGAGTATCTACTTCCATAAAAATGCAATCCGCTATTGGCACACCTTCATAGCCAAAAACTTTACACCCTAACGATTCGACATCCTTTTGCGGGTGAGTCCTAACACCTGCATTATACGCTCCGATTAAATCATATCTGATAGTTATCATAATTATTTCTTTCCTTTTTTTGTTATTTGAAAATCCTTCCCATTCGGGATAACCCTAAAATTTGTCTCACTGCTTGCGAACTGAATGTTCATCATGATCTCATTAACCCTGTCCTTATCCGTGCCTCCCCAATAATAATTAGGGTTCACCTGATAAACACTCTTACTAACCGGAATAAGAAGCCCTGAGACCTTTAAATCATGAAAGGCAGTATTTACACTGGAATCCTTATAGACCCTATTCTCACCATCTATAACAAGCGAGGATACGAAGTCTATAAACAGCTTCCGGTTATACGCCTCATTCCTGATCATATTCCTACTATCCATCTCCTCACTGATCCAATCCATCAGTATCCTTTGCAGCTTGCTCAACCCAAGGATAAGGTATAAACAGTTATGGAACCGCTTAGTACCCGTCATCATTATCTCAACATCCTTAATCGTAGGCTTTAAAACCCCTTCCTCAAGATGATGCCCATCAATGTAACTCAATTTCTTACTCTTTCTTTCCATTATACTCCGTTTTTGAATACTAATAATACTATTATAAACCAAATCTAAATATTTTATAAATAACATCACTAATATTATTTTCAATTTCCGTAATACTCACTACCAGTATCAGCTAATACTGACCACCAGTATTATCAAAATCAAAAATACTATCAACTATTGCGCACAGACACTTTAAACCCACTTTTACCGAAAAACACTACCCTTAGTAATCAATGAGATTACAGCATCTTTCATAAAACTTTTTATGCTTTACTTGATATTATAGTCGATAGTGGTAGGAAGGTTGCATAACCCCTCCAGAACCGCCCCCTTCGCCCTGGGTTTCAAAGTGCTTTCATATTGACCGGGTGGGGTCGAAAACCGAATGTGACCTTTGAATACTAAAGGGGCTAATAGCAGGGAGGCTATGTATTAGGCTATGTGAGGCACTACCTATATGTGCGCTATGCTATCAACCAAAAACAGATACATCATGCTTAATAAGGTGGCTTTATCATTACTTGTCTCCATACGGTGGACACCATGTATTCACACACCTTTAAACCCTGTTTTTGCAATTCACCTCACAGCCTAATTACCGGCATATTGCACCATATCATTCCAACTCTTTACCTTTGAACAGCAATATCGCTAAACACCTAATTAAACACCTTATGAACTATGCCTTTTTAGAGCCTTTTAAGGCCTCCGATTTTACAATTAAGCGTAATGACCTACCAACTAAAAAAAAACCTCTTAAACAGCCTAAAAACGGGGAAGAACAGGAAAGTAAGGCGGATAATCCCCCATCTTTTCAAATCCCTGCCGTTGGTTATCTACATATATGTAATAAGTTGTTTGTTTGGCGAAGGAAACATAAAGTAACGTCTGAGGCTTTAGATGTAATGTTAATGACATATGCTTATTACGCTGATAAGGGCTTAGGTGTGACTAGTTGGTCTATAGCAATGCATTGTGCAAGTGCTGTACATAATGTGGAAAGAGAAATGCAAGGCTGTAGAAAGAAGTTAGGCACCTTGAGCAGACGTGGTTTAGTAATGAAATTAGGAAAGAGCTCAAGAGGTGCGGACTTGTATTGTCCTACTTTACGGGCTATTGAGGAGTTAAATGAGATATTCTCACAAAAATAAATTAAAATAAATAGTGCCTCAGTGGTGCTGAATACGGGGTTTGTAAAGAAATTATTAAAATATGTAAAGTTTTTATTTGCATTTATAAAAAGTATTATTACCTTTGGAGTGCGGTAACGATGTAGTTACTGCTTAGCGGCTTGCAGGTCATGAAAAATTCAAACACTATTTCAATAACAATTAAACAATCAACAGGTAACTTATGGTACAAAAACCTAATTGGTCAGACTTTAAACGCAACTAAATACGATGATGACTTTTTGGTTGACGTGGAAGACAATAACATTTATATGGACTACATCCCTGTTCGCGGGTTTATGTCTGGCATAGTTGAGGCTAAAGATTGCATTGTTAACTCTAATATCTAAGTCCATGAAAAAGGTAGCATTATACACATTAGAATCAGGCGATTACTTTTATCACGGTGGTGTTCATTTCCAGTTGAAACATAAGCGTCAATTGTTTTGCACTTGTATCATTCAGCAGCACGACGATAGAATAGAGGACACGTACGGGGTTTATATATCAGGGGATTGTTTGTCATCCCCGATAAACGATAAAAGCATTCCTATTCCTGCAAGCGTGGGAATCTGTCGCCTCGCCTCCTTAGTTGGTTGCGGGGTTGTGGCAGTAGTAAGCAGGAATAGGCCTTATTATTAGATTATCGAGATCATGTTAAACTACAACACATTATTAAAAGTACAGCCCTTTAATACACCGGGCACACGTGTAACTAAAGTGGTTAAAAAACCATACGGTTATAGGATACAGATGTTTAATAATTATATCACGCTGTATTATATTAAGCTTGTTATTAATGCTAATGGCAGCGCAAAAGCGAGCTACCTAGTACAAAAGAATTATCACCCTGACAATAGATATACCGTCTACTTTGGCGTAGATGGTTACGAGATCACGCAAAAGGAATATAAAGCGTTAAATTAATTCCCTTTCCTCGATAGTCGGGGAATCTGTCAGCGCAACACTCTACGGGGTTTGTGCATTTGGCAGTACAGGACAATGGTGTTTTGTACATAAAGCTTGCAGAATGAAAACTTTAAAAATCACAGTACTATTAGTATTCCTTGCAGTGGCAGGGTATTCACAAAAGAAACAAGCCGTATTAATCGCTGATGAAACTACAATGACACAGTTATCGGCTAGTGTTAAGATAGAGACTAGCAATGAGCGTATCTTTAAGCTCATTACAGACAAGTTTGGCAGTATACTGACCGGATATAGCGTTAAGTTTAAAAAAGACCGTGCAGGGGCTTATAAAGAGTATTCAATTCCATTCAAAAACGAGTATTCAGCCAAAGTATTGGAGTTTGTTAAATCGCTTAATAAATAGTCTAGCATGAAAACCATTGAAAAGATAGAGCGTATGGGTTACAAGGTGACCTACGCGGCAAGTGGTAGAATGGTCTTTGCAGAGAAAAACGGCACTAAGTCTACCGCTCCTAATATTACTCAATTGTATAAGTTTCTTAAAAAATAGCACCATGAAAGATTTATTTGAATTTACAGAATTGATACCGGCTGAGGTACAGAACATCTTCACTGATGTGAATCCCTTTGATGAATATACCTATGAGGAATGTGGGAATATGCTTAAAGCCTGCGAGGCCAAAGGTTATACATTTGAGTATGGTTTAGATGCTGTACCGTTCAACCTAAAAAAGATAACACCGTTTTACACACTAGTAGAACAACAATACGATAGTGAAGATAATTATATCATTTGTAGTGATAACAGGCTTTACCAAGTATTAGATGCGGATATGATTGATATATGTGGAGAATATGTTACAATGGAAGATGCTTTAATGATGGTAGGTAGTAATCCGTTTAGAATAACAGGAACATAAGGATATGAAAACGATAATAGAATACACGACCTATAACAAGTTAAAAGGCAATAGGATTCAAACTTACTTAAAAGAGGTGGCCAACTTAGCTTTATATAAAGAACTAGAATCGGCTGGTGTTATATGGGGATTAAAAGTTATTGAGCTGAATTAATTAAAAAATACGATCTAAAAAAATTAAAATGACAAAGCAACAATTCTTCTCTGGCTATCCTTTCATCTTTAAAAAAGACAATAGGGAATATAGATACATTCACAAACACCGGAAGATATATAATAACGACAATGCACTTAGTTATTATTGCGGTGTTGGTGATTACGATAGTGTTTCTTTCAATGCACACAAAACACTATTTGGCGTCCTTCATTGTGTAACTGTTTTATATAAAGATTGTAAAATAATAAAGTGATGAATTTAAGAAAAATACTTATATCAGTTAGCGGCGGCAGAACATCTGCAATATTAGCCTACCTATTGTGGAATAAATACAAAAATGATCCCACTGTACAATTGGTTTTTGTGTTCGCTAATACTTCAAGAGAGGACGAAAAAACACTAATTTTTGTTAAAAATTTAGAGGCTTATTTCGGCTTTCCTATCGTATGGGTTGAAGCAGTAGTACATCACGGTACACGTAAAGGAAGTACGCATAAAGTAGTCACGTTTGAAACAGCCAAACGTAATGGCGAGGTTTTCGAGGATATTATAAGCAAATATGGCATTCCTAATAAAGCTTTCCTACACTGCACTAGAGAGCTTAAAACAAACGCTATTAGGTCTTATATGAAGTCAATAGGATGGGGAGGTTATAAGAAGTACACCACTGTAATAGGGATGCGAGCTGACGAAATAAAAAGAATAGATAAGGATTACAAACCCGGTATGCCATTTTCTGATTACGAGTTTAACGACATTAAATGTCAATGGTATCCTTTAATTGCATGGGGTATAACTAAAGCAGATGTAGCTGTATTCTGGAAGAAACAACTGTTTGACCTTGGATTAGCAGATTATGAAGGTAATTGTAAAAAGTGTTATAAAAAGACAGACACTAAGATTATTACTCAGGTTGTTTTAGACCCGACAGATGACTGGATAGAAAGGATGGAAAAGAAATACGGGTTTTTCTCTGGCAATAGAAATATAGATAAATGTCCGCCTCCTTACACCTTCTTTAGACACAACAGGACATTAGCGGAGGTAATGGAAGGTTATGTACCGGGGTTTAGATTAGCTATTGACAAGTCTATGATTACAGATGGTGCAGAATACCAATTTATCGATGATCAGGATCAATGTGCAGAAGGCGAATGTTCACCGTTTCAATAAAATAGGGATATGGAAAAACCACCAATTTACCTGGAAAATCAGGTTTCTGAAAAACAGGCTCAGTTTATCGCAGACTTGGACGCAATTTATCAGCAACTAGCAAAGCACACAGAGGACAATAAACAATTAATCGCAAACGCTAAGATGTTTTTAGCACAATTTAAATAACCATGAGAACATTCAGCACAATAACAGGAGCTTTTAATTACATCAAAAAGCATTTGAATACTGGAAATGAATTGACCTTAAATGACAGTATCCATTTTGGAGTTGGGAAAACGGTTTACATCTGGTTTAAGGATGCGGAAAATCTTAACATAGGTTTAGTACCAAACGAACGTAATCAGCTCTTTACCGACCTTAAAACTGACGAACAAATAAAGAGGGCAATCTCTTATATATTTCAAACAGACGGCTATCTAGTACTTTAAATCAACCAATTACTAATAGGCATAAGCCACAACATAAAGCATTATGAATACTCTTTCAAACTACAACAAAATAGCACTAGGCAAAGTAGATGGTAAAAATATATTCCTTTCACCACCATCATGGGACTGTAATTGGTATTGGGGATTTGGATACTTAGGCAATAGAGATTGTCATTATCATATTGATGGTCTTAAAAAGATAGAGACTTATAACATTGAAAAATCAACTTGGGAATACGAGTTTGTAAACCTTTTTGACGGCTTAAAAAAACATTTCGGTGAGACATTTATTGTAAAGGAAGATGGCGACATATGGACCTTAGCGGAGTTGTTTCAAACTTTCTACGCTTTAAAAGAAACAGCAGAGGTGTTAGGACGTGGCGGTTCACATTACACAAATAACCCTTGTAAAGATTTAATCATCAATAAGTACGAGGTAACACGTATAAACAACGTTGTATTACCGCAAGTATTCGAGGAGATTTATAAAATCCTAAATAAATATTCAAAATAAAAACACCCCCTTGATTGTTGGCAGACACTTAATAAGAAGTGTAACGGATCATTCCCGTGTCAAGGGCTAACACCTGATAAGTGCTTAAACTATCCGCATTGTAATGTTGCGTCATTACAGCCGATTTAAGACACGGCAAATTGTCGAGGGTATAATCTACCATACAGATTGCTTTGAGCCTTACCGAGGGCTTTAAACTCCGGTGTAGGGATAAAGAATCTACTTACAACCCGAAGCAATAAGAGGTAGCGCAATTAAGCCGTAACGGGTTTAAAAAAGGGAGACTAACAATTTCCGCAATTGCAAGATGTATGCAAGTGTAAGCGATAAAGGCATGTTAGGGAGTTATCCCGTGCTGAGAAGTAAAATGTATACAGGTGTGTATCCTGTACTGACGAGTTGAAAACAACGAAACATAAAAGCTTATGATAACTAAAGTATATATAGGTGGTGAACAAGCATCTATTACAATCAAATATGAGATAGCCAGAAAAGACTATGTAATATGGTTAGGATTTAGGTTTGTTGGTATAGTTAAAACTATTGATGAAGCTAAAGAGATAGTGACCTCTAGTCTTTTGGAGTACTGGAAAACAGATATATCATTTCAATAAATAACTGATTAGATGGTAACTAAAACAGTAAAGTCTAAAGTTTTTTGCCCAAAATGTAATTGTAAAGACTTGTATCTTATTGAGATATGGCAAGGTCATACAATTGAATGGGAGCAATTAAACGGTAAACTAGACCGTAATGACGGCGTACTTGAACATGGCTCACCTTACCGACTGGAAGGCAAATGCAAAAACTGTCAACATACTTGGAAAGTTAAAAAAGCCACAAGTATTGATGATGCTCTAATTTAAACAACAAAATGAACCAAAATTAGGCAATAGCAACAGCAGAGGAAATAAGCATAGGCATTCTACATTCTGTAGGGAATTACTATGTATCTAATGAGGGTACGAAAAACAATCCTAACTATCATGTATGGGTGCCGGGTATTACACATGCAACATGTGACAGTGCTTACAATGATCTATCATTAGCGGTAGTAAGGTGCAATTTTTTGGCTAAGCAGAGGACACCACCTTTATACCCGCCCAATAGGGATACGGATATTCAAAAGAAATAACATAAACATAAATCATATAATTAAAGCAAAATGAAAAAAGAAAAGTTCTACATCGTACGTACTTACTCGGCAGGGGTTTGGTTTGGTAACATTAAAAAATTAGAGGGTACCGTGGCTATCCTTACAAACGCTCGTCGTTTATGGTCTTGGAGCGGAGCGGCTTCATTGAGTCAATTGGCCGTTGAAGGCTCTAAAAAACCTACAGCGTGTAAATTCACTGTCACAATCACAGATGAAGATGGCGTTTACTTACCTCAAGTAATTGAAGCTTTGCCATGCACAGAGGCAGCAGTTTTGAACATTAATTCAGTACCGGAATGGAAAATGTAATTAAAGAATTTCTAAACATAAAGCCTATAAGCTATGGCTCTGGCTATGGCTCTGGCTCTGGCTATGGCGATGGCTCTGGCGATGGCTCTGGCGATGGCTCTGGCTCTGGCTATGGCTCTGGCTCTGGCTCTGGCTATGGCGATGGCTCTGGCGATGGCTCTGGCTCTGGCTATGG